AGCGTCAACCCAATCTTGTAACGTATGGCAACGGAACCCGGTAGTTCCCTCAATGACGGTTTCAGTGAACGCACCGTAATCTACCCCGATAAGGGGGGTCCCACACAACATACCCTCAACACCGGACCCACCAAAAGGCTCAGTAAATGTCGTGGGCATAAGGCAAGCACGGGCATTTCGTAGGAAGTCATTTCGTTCTTTACCTTTTAGGGGACCAACATAGCGAATGTTAGGGTGTTGCCACGGGGTAGGGTCCCCCTGACCGGCTAGGAAAATTGGGTATGGCACATGGTCTGCAAGTGCTTTGATTGTGTCTAGGCCCTTAAGGGGAGTGATCCTGCCAAGGAACGCCAAGTATTCCCCGGTCTCAAATGATGGTTGCCAATCATCAAGGTCGAAATAATTAGGGATGACCCATTCATAGTTAAGGCCGTTCCGATTCTCCTTCCCTTGGTGATAGTGCATCCATGCATAGGATTCGTAAATCTTTTTAGTGCCAACCATGGTGGTCGGATACCCGATTCCAGTCTCAACATGTGTGTTTTTAGGAAATTCACCCAACAGCATAGAATGGGCATGGCCGAATGGGTGGCAGATTATATCACGGGTTTGAACACGTTCGTGTAATGCTGTAATCAGTCGAGATTCAAAAAGCTGGTGCCCCTCGGTCCCGACCGTCGCATCGTCCCCATGGAAACTGGTACCGAGCCGGGTGCCGTATAGTCGGTTAAATTCCGGTTCCGTAAGCATAGTAACATGCTCAGATGCGTTGGCTTCGGAACCTTCGTTGGCGTATTCGACTACGGTGTAACCCTGCGCCATCATCATCTTTGCAAAGCGTAATGCCTTGCCAGTAAACGCGCAGTGGCTATATTGATGGGTTGGTTGAGTGTGGAAGATACCTACAAGGTGGAGGGTTGGTTTCATGGTGGGGTGTTTACTTAATGATAGTTAGGAACTGACAGCATTTTGAACAGTTTGAGCGGTTGTATCGACAGTGGAGCAATTTTGTATTCGGCTGAGTTCAGGCGTGAGATTAGTTCTTACTGCTGCGGGAATGTTCGTTAACTGGGCGTCTAGATTGTCGGTTGCCAGTCCCATGGCTGAGCGAACACTTGCAGCTGTCAAGATTGCCTCGCCAACTCCATTGCCCACCGGCACCCCTAATGCCACAGACGCAGTAGCGGGAACCGCCAGGGTGCCGGTATTTTCGTTGTTGGGACCATAGACCGTGCCGCTGCGGACATTGGCGGTGACGGGATAGTTACCAGTCGGGATGTTGTCACTGGTAAATAGACTTCGCTTGGTGGTGCCGTTGCTGGCCGCCACCTCGTAATACGTGGGAATCTGCGTCGGCGCCCAGCGCCAGGATTGCGCCTGGATCGGGTTGATGTTGCCCGATGCGCCAAGCAGAAAGGGACCACTGAGGCGGGTGTTCTGGTTAGGAGAACCTGCGCCGATGGCGGGTGCGGTTGTGCTGGATTGGCAGATACCGGTAACGGTGAGGGTGCCCGATCCACCATTTGTGATGCCTGAGGCGCCTGCACCTGTGACATTGCCGTTTACGCTCACGGTGCCGGTGGTCATCGTAATCCCAAGCCCTACGGAAACCCCTCCGGTAACGTTTCCGACAATGCTTATAGTTGCCGCGCCGCTAACGATCATCCCATGCCCTGTCCCAACGCCCCCGGTGACATTTCCGGTTACGTTTAATACCCCTGTGCCTGATACTGTTATGGCGAAAGTGCCGCTGCCTGTAAGGCTCCCGCCCGCTAAATTCCCGGTTATGCTTAAGGTGCCGGCGGTTGAGAATGAAACGCTACCGCAATTATTGAACGCGACTGCATGTGAAATTATCGCCGCCACGCTTGCCGAGCTTCCCAAGCCAAGGCTTGGCGTCGTGATGCAGCTAGTTGCCGTTGCACCCTGAACCACTCCGTTTGCATTGGTACAAGTAAGATTGCACCCGTTAAGCAGCGAAAACGTGCCGCCTGCGGTGATGCCGGTGCCTGCGGCATTGCTGATTGCCTGCACTGTGCGGGCATTGGAAACCGTAACCGTAAATGTATTGGCAAAGGCCACATCGCCTGATCCCGGCACCACGCCGCCATTCCAGGTTGCGGTAGAAGAAAAGTCGCCGGATTGCGTTGCTCGAATATCAGCCATCTTTACACCTTTTCATTAAGGTATTCTTGGGCTGCGGCCTCCAGTCGTCCCAGGAATTTCAATAGCGCCAGATCCCCTTCCTGAGAAAGCGCAGCCGCCGCTTCCATGGCATCAGCAAAAACAATGGAAGCTCGCCCTGCCTCTAGGATTTCCGGCCCCATACTCCCGTTTCGATATGGCGTGAAGCTAGCTGCAATGTCCAGTACCATCCTGTCATGGCGTGGAGAGGTGCTCATTGCCAGTGACACCCCGAGCAGGTTGTAAATGACCCCATCAATCTGAGGGGGTTGAGGATTAGAGAGTGCCATTTATGTGTAAATAATGGTTGTTCGGTCGATCCAGGCTACGTTGGTTGCAGTCCCAGTGGATGATATAATTCCCGATAGTGTGAATATAGTTAGGTATATTTTCCAGACTGATTGGGTAGGCAAAGAACCGGAGATTGCCCTTCCGACATACAGCGTATTTGGGGTTGAAGTTGCATCAATTAAAACAGCTCCGGATCCGGAGCCCGACCCTGCAGGCCCAGTAGCACCGATTGGGCCCGACACTCCAGTTATACCCTGGGGCCCAGTTGCTCCGGTGGTTCCGATCCCAGTGGCACCGATGACACCAGTTGCCCCTGTCACCCCGATAGGGCCAGTTGCTCCCGTAGATCCTTGAGCACCGTTCACTAGTGCAAGGAATAATGAATGGTTATTGCTGAAATTGGTTGTCCCTAACCCGGAAGAATTCAGCAGGGATACAGGATATTGCCAGTAACTATTTGGGGTGCTAGGGTTTATGTTGGATGGTGTGCCATTAATCACCCAAGTTTGGTAATTCGAACTATCATTTTTATCTTGTATAGTAATTTTTTCAGTCTGTGTTAAATTCGATAAGAAAATATCGATGTCTGTGTTGTCGTCCGTTAAATGACTAATGTTTAATGCGGTTGAGCTGATTTGTGTGGCATTGTTCCAGATTAAGTTTCCCTGGCCGGGATCTCCCGTAGTGGCCGTAGTTTTGGCGCTATATAAGAATAGACTAGAAGAATACCCTTGGGGACCAGTGGCCCCTGTGCTACCTGATAAACCAGTCGCCCCAGTGGTTCCAACCCCTGTAGCCCCAGTCGCCCCCGTTGTGCCAACGATGCCAGTTGCTCCAGTTGCTCCAGACACCCCGAAACCTGTTGCCCCTATCGCACCTGTGGCACCTATTGCCCCAGTAGCCCCAGAAGTTCCAACTCCTGCAGGCCCGGTGGCCCCGGTTGCTCCAGCGGCACCGGTAGCACCTATTGCTCCTGATGCCCCGGTTGCTCCGGGCGGCCCAAAACCTGACGCACCTGTGGCACCCATCGCCCCAGTCGCACCGGTAGCTCCAGATGCCCCAAATCCTGATACACCTGTTGCCCCAACGACGCCAGTAGCTCCAACCGCACCGGTTGCACCAGTAGCTCCGAAACCTGAAGCTCCGGTAGAACCTATAGCGCCAGTAGCTCCAACCGCACCGGTTGCACCAGTAGCTCCATCCGCTCCGAAACCTGACGCCCCAGTTGCCCCCGTAGCTCCAGACGCCCCAAAACCAGTCGCACCAGTTATACCAATAGGCCCAGTTGCTCCAACCGCACCAGACGCCCCGGTAGCTCCCATCGTCCCGGCAACCCCAGTTGCCCCAATTGGTCCCGAAGCCCCGGTGGCACCAGCTACCCCAGTAGGACCAGTGTCCCCACGGAAGCTAGACACCCATTGGCCACCTGAAAGGTCAACATACCATACTGAGAGATAGGAAGACAAGGTATCAAACCATAGGTCACCTTCAATTGGGTTTTGAGGTTCTGATGCAGAAACCGTTACCGGGGGACTTATTTGAGGTGTTTGACCGGACACTAATATCCAGTTAGAACCACTCAGGGAGTCAACCCAGACATACAAGCTGTTATTTGTAGTGCGATACCAGAGGGCGCCGTTTACAGGGTTCGATGGGGCAGATGCCGACACGGAAACGCACGGGGTACATCCGCCAGGGGTCGAAGTGACTTCTTTCCACTGCCCGGGGATTCCAGGTTCTAGGACCCAAATATATAAAATTTCGCTTACAGTATTAAACCAAAAAGACCCTTGGAGAATTGGTGGCGCAGGTTGAGAAGCAGAGACGTAGATCGGGACTGTAGTCGGTTCAGGCTCAGATAGGTTAATCCATTGCCTCCCGTTCCAACGATAGTCAGATCCCTGCCATGTGAAAGTTTCCCCTGGTGTCGGATTTGGTGGAAAATTAGTTGGAAAATTATTGGTCATTTTAGACTTCAGGGGGTAGTGACCGGGGGTTCAAAATACCGCCACTCGGTTGTATTTTCTGTATTAAAACACCAAGGTCATGATACACGTCAAAGATATCGACCATTTTGTAAGCTCGGACAACATCAACAATGCCATCTTTTCGAATAACCGTGTGACAATCCGAAGTTAATTGCCCAGGGATAATGTCATAGAGCTTAACATCTTCAGCAACGACTTTCACCTTTGACATTTGATTTGGGGTTAAACCTTTGGATACTTTTACCCCCATACACTCATAAAAGGAACAGAGCTAGCAATGGTACAACCATTATTAAAACAGCAATTATAAAGCCCCCCACCTCATTAGCAAGGGGCCACAGACTATCAGGTTCCATGTTTGTTTGTTTGTGGTGTCACTTTCATTTGGGTCTTCACTGAGAGAGTTTTACCCCCCCATTTTTTGGTACGTCAATCTGTGGCCGATTCTACTCACTCAATGTATACATTGCAATATAGAGTTGAGATGTTGGCGCGTTGATTTACAGCTCCTCATTGTACGGCGTAAACCCGAATTTTCCGTCGTTTTCATAAAAGAACATTGCTCCGAATTCCACGTCGTAAGTCTGTGATTTGTCATCAAAGTAGAACTTTAATAGAGCATTGGAAGTGTATGGATCAATAAGGGTCAAGTCCAAGTCGGGAACTTCAATGGGGAACACGTACTTCCTCCAAAATGGGGGGATGTTAAATTTAGTATGGAAACCTCCATCAGCCCTGAAGTTGTTACCACTTGTCCCGGCATAGAACTGGGTGAACAAAGAGACCGAGTTTTTTCTGTTTGATCTGGCCCAAAGGCATAAAAACATCTTTTTGCCTCTGAGCTTGTCTAGTTCTTGAGGGTAACCCACTCTTGCTGCCCATGCTCTAAACTCGCAAGTTTGGAAAGTATATGACGTTACCCCCGCCTCAGCCGCCTTTTGGAACCTATAGATGTAGTAGGATGGGTTTATCTGCCCTGCAGTGTAAGACCCCTGGCCAGCTCGTAAATCGATAACAACATCATTTTTTGTTCGTCTGATTATATATATTGGCTTCTGAATGGAGGCACTGGGGCCCAATTTAATAGAATTAGATCGGTCGGCAAAGAAAAAATCCGTTTCTGCAGCAGCAGGGGAATATACAAGGGTGTCCGGCGGCAGGGACCCTAGATTTACAATACTAAATGCGCGAGTTTGGGGCTTCAATATTGTTAGCAACCCGTACCTGGAAACAGGTTTAGTTATTCTAATCTGCTGCATGTACCCTTGGAAGAAGTCGGTTGCCCCCGAAAACCCCCCGCGACCCATGATTGGTCTGTTAAACCCGGAAATTATAAACCTTCCGCTAAACGAAATGGTCAGCTCCAGGGTAGTATCAATATAGACTCTAGCCACACTTCTGGTTATAGTCATACGGATTTCAGTGAAGGCATTTATCGGGATGACGCGCGTACTGGTGGCGTCTATGGTTTGTCCGCTTGTGCTGCGATTCCTGGCTAGCGCTAGCTTTCCATTTGCGTCAAGAATGAGCGCGAACGGGGCAGATTCAGACGTAGCCCCAAAGTCAATCAGGGTTTGACTTACATTGTTCCTAAGCGGATAAACCAAAAACTCTAAAGTTAGATCATCTGTGCCAAAGTAAAACGGAGCAGCGACGTTGTTGTTGTCAGCTACACCCACAGTCAACAATGCGTTTGTTCCATTAAAAGAGAAGCTACCCGTACCAAACTTATAAACAGATGTGTTGATTGTGACGTTTGTGTTATTTAAGGTTAAGGCCCTTGTGCTTCTATCGACAAACTCATTTCCTTGAAGTAAAAGTACATTGCTAGGGAAATAAGTATCTATGTTGTCCTCGGTTCCTTCAGGTGTGAAATTAGCCTTAGAAGGGTTTTTTAGTAAATTTATAACGGGTTGTTCATTCTGTGAGAAGGTTTCAAATTGGTTCGTTCGGTGGACCGTATTCCCGCTCAAAAGAGCATCGTTGTATTCAAATTCAAACTCACTATTAATTGAATATACAGACTCTCTTGTGCAGCCGTCTAGACCGTTACCGGTTATCTTGAATCCCGTGCAACGCTCCAGGACAATAGAAGCGTAAGGCCTGATGTAAAGCCTTCTGCCATTTGATTCGTACCTCCTAAGGTAAGTTGAACTTGACCCCCCGTTGTCGCATCCTCGCACCATGTTATTGGTGCCGATAACCCAATCTTTGCAGCTAATAGCTTTAATGTGAGTAGAAATATCCACGGGACTATCGGGCATATAGTATTTGCCCCTTGGCGGGACGCGCCGCCCACCTCGAAAAAAGAAGCAGCCGCTTATTGTCCAGTAATCGGAGCGATCAGCGCTTATTGCAGCGTACCCGCAGGTATCCCAGTAGACAGTGCTCCATACATTGTCTGGAGAGAACAAGGCGGTAACACCATGCTCATGAATGTATTCAATTCTCCCGTTAGTGTAGGTATTAGCGGCAGTTCCGCCCCTCATTTGCAGGCCAATTCTTGTGTTGTAGATATAGAAACTCTGTAACCGTGAGTCGAACATATTGTCAGAAGAAATCCCTACATCACACGCATTAATAAAGAAGTTTTCAAAAATGTGGACGTTGCTAGGCCCATCAACTTTGACACCTGCAGCACCCCTAAAGTTTCTTACTGTAAAATTGCTCATCTTAACACTCCATTCACACGCAACCCCATTAGCGTATCTGCCGCCAAGGGGAGTGCCTGAAATGAGGCCTTCGGCGGAGATCGCCAGACCGGAAGGTAATGCCTTTGCGCTAAAGGTGCAGCCTGATACAGTAGCCTCAACCTGATAAGAATATGGCTGGCCTTTAACGGCTACGGGAAGATTCCAAATCAAGGATGTCTTCAACTGTGGTCTCACTGCCCAGGTATTTCCGGAGAAGCTCATGAGTCCGCTTACTGACTTCCCGGTTGAATCGGTGCCAATAAGGAAGAATGAGAAGTTTCCAGAAGTTGTAGGCGTCCCTGTTATAAGGGCCCTTATGCCATCGGTTGAAAGATTTAATCCCGGAGCGGGAGAAGTCGTGGTTGGGTACCCAGGCTGATTGTTCCCGGTAGAACGAGCGGGGTCAATTTGCCAGGTGAACGGGCCAACTCCGCCGACAGGGTAAATGATCCCCCGGTAAGCCACCCCTACAGCCGCATCTGAAAGGCTGCCGTACAGGGAAGGGAACGCGGTATTTTCAACCGTTAAATCTATCAAGATTTCATCAATGAGAGTATTGGCCTCAAAGTTGACCGTACTGGTGGTACTTGTTATTGCTACTTTCAGCGTGTACTGTCCGAACGAGTTGGCAGTGGGGGTGCCGGTAACCTCTCCGGTAGTAAGGTTCATTACCAGACCTTCAGGTCCATTCACTATCCACCAATAATGGGAAACGCCATCATTGTTGAGAACATTGAAGGTATACTTATAGGCTTGATTTATGGTAGCGGGAGGAATACCAACTAAGGGCAATTCTATGTATTTCCCGGTAACCTCCAGGATGAGGTCTCGCTGCGCTGTGCTGCCGCTAGCATCAGCTACACGAATCGTTACAAACTGCTTGCCAATTACAGCTGTTGCGGCGTCACAGGTAACCCATCCAGACTTCGATACGGCAAACCCGGTAGGGATGGTGCCGCTTATAACATCCCACTGGTAGGGGTTGGCGGGTGTGATCTGAGTATAAGTGGAAGTTCCTGGGCCAATGCCGGTAACATTGCCACCCATTGCTTTTAGCTGAAAGCCTGCATACCAGGCATCACCATATTGGTGCGATGGTATCACTAGAGTCTCTAGCTCTAGAGGCTTGTTTTGCTTGGGGTCAGTGGGATCAATGACATATAGCTCACCGTTAAACGCATAAGATCCTCCAACTCCTAAAGGGGAGGTTGCAATTTTGATGATTGGATACCATGACCCGAAGGCCATCTCATACCCATCGACCACGATTCCATCCAACTTAGAGGCGTCTCCTCTCAGGGCAACAGCGCAGTTGTAGTCATTTGGCCGGTATAAGACGCAATCTGGATCCACATAAATGACTGTGGGGACAGCTACGTTGTAATCCCCAGCAAAACTGGAATCTTGGGCAGGATACACTAAAGTATTATTATTCCCCTGGATTGTTATTCTTGCGCCCACCTCAAGGTATCTTTTAATTCTGCAGTTTCCATTTATCTGGACGACACTGGTTCTTCCGACAAACCATTTACCAACCGTTGCTATGCTGTTTATGTTGTAAACTACGTCCAGGGCTTTTTGTATTGATGGGTAGTCGTCGGCAATTCTGTTACCAACACAGCCGAAAAAATCAGCAGAAATAAAGTCATCCCATACCCTTCTCCACACTCCATTAGTGCCGGGGGCAGTCTCACCAACCCCGTTAAGAAAATTCTCAAGATTTGCCCTGGTCCCATTGTATGGAACCGTGGGACTTATGAAAGTTCCGCCATCGTGAAGTGATTTAGGGGTGTCTGCTTCCCACTGAAACCATCCGCTTCCACGTGTGGTTTCGTATGGAGATGTTAAGATCAATACCGCTTCCTGATAGGAAACATAAAACCTTTTAACAAACACCATCCCCGACGTTGGGGCGGTTTGAAGATCTGAGATTGACCCAATTATACCTGATCCCCCTGTCTTTTCAACGAAGTCAGTATCTAAAATTCCGTTCCAGAACCAATACTCCGTAAGTTGCCCTGAAATGTACACCCCCGCAGTTAAACCCTGGTAGCGAATAATGGGCTCAATGACCGATAACGCTTCGGCCGTGCTGTCGTAAGGCCCATAGCGTTCGTCAATTGCCTTGGGAGCTTGAACAATTAGGTTGTCATTTAGATTGATTGCCATTCTGGTATCTAATCAGGGGGGGTTCTAGTTACTTAATTGAGTCAAGCTTTTGCTTTTACGCGACTTGGTGAGCTTTCCACCGAATATTGAAAATACATTACAATAAATTCTACCCGCTTTGCTGGTTTGAGTTAGGTAAGGGCACATGGGAACAAAACGTACTATCATATTCGCTGTAACTCCATGTTTACGGTGTAAAAACCTTTTTCTAGCATATATGAACTTTCTTCTGGCGCGTAGTATGGCTCGCTACTAAGGTCAATGAGTATACTGGGTACTGCACCTTGCTGAGTGGCGGCTGTTGTATTTAACTTAAAGCCCCCGGCAATAACTTCTACGTTTTCAATTGAAACTATTACTGGGGAAAGTTCATCCCAGGTAGCCGCCACAACATAGTCAACATTCGCATCAAGCTCTGGGCCGTTGGTAATGTCGAACCAACAATAATACGGCGCTACGGTTGGGGTGGTATCTGTAATGCAAGTAGCTGAGGCTAGGAAATCTTGCTGCCAAATGAGAACGGGGAGCCCAGGATTAGTAAAGTCCCATATTCCCACTGAATGATCCAAGGTAGACGGTTGGTTGATCCGGGGCATTGCGGTAGGGTCAGCCTGAGTCGGCTTGTATATTCCAATGCGAGTAAGTTGTCGGTTAAAATCTGTGGTGAAATGGTACCCTAGAATATAGGGTCCATCCGCCACTTCACGTTCGCTTACGTTTACGACAGGGGCCGTAGTGAACCCGAATGCCACCTCTATAGTGGGAGATGGGCTTGTCCAATATGGATTTAGTATGAAGGGCATATCAAGAATTTAGTAGTTGTATAGTGCCGCTCGTATTCGTGGCGTAGTCGCTGATGTAAATTTTATAGCTGATGCCGGACCAATACCCATTCGGGGAATTAACAGCTCGGGTGTTCGGGGGCAGGATGAAATTTCCGGCACCAATCGACCCTTGGTTCAAAGGTGTATTAAACCATTTTGTCTTTGTGGTATCTGCTGCAGGATGAGCGAACCAAATATATTCTGCTGAAGCGTCAAATGTAGCACTAATCGCCCCGCTTGCCGAAGCAAGAACTTTCGTAGTCGTACCAGCTGCGATTGACGCTGCGATTGACTCTGCGGACGGTGCTGCCGAGGACTTACCCCAGAAGTAAGGGTAGATGCCGTTAATAGATGCCGAACTCGAAGTTAAAGAGCCTGTGGTCTGTGGGGCATTGGCGGATAGTAATGCTGGGGGACGGGCATCGGTAGACCCTTTATTAGTTTTCTTTGCTAGGCCCGATGAGAAACCGCCAGTACCATCCCAAGTTGTTGTGCCCGCCGTCACGGTCAGGTCATTGGTATAACTGTGGGGGTAGGAAAAGTTCGGGTTGTTCGGGTTGGTGTAGCCGAATTGATCCGGTACATTCGCGTGGGGGGAACCCTGTGGACTAGATACGCTGCTTATCGTAGAGCCATCGTTCCTAAGGGTTAAAGTTCCGAAGACCCCTGCATCGTTTTTGATCCCAGTGACCATCAGGGCTTGAGAAAGTGAAGACCCGATCTCTTTGGTTCCGGATTGAGAAAAGGAAAGGGAAATTGTGGGGATTGTATATGTTGGTTGCAAAGTGGGGAACAAAATCGCATCTAAAACCTGGACAAGGTTTCTCGTCTTCCACACAGATGCGGGCTGAGCGATTGCACCCCCGACAGGGACGCTTTGTTCCGCATCGGTTACTAAGGTATTATATTGCGTTGACAGGTTTTGATCAGTTAAGGTAAGGCCAACATTGGGGTCGATGGTCACCAGAGTTTCATCACCTCCGCCTTGAGGGACAATTTCCCATGTCAAAGCTGCAGCGTTCCACTTGTATTGATTAACGCCGGGGACGGGGATTTCCGGGAATAATTGCCCATTGGTGGGGCTATCTGGGAAGACGATCACCGTCATTGCGAACTAGATGGGGGCACTGTCTAGTTTTACCCTTGTTGCGGTTAGTTTGGATAAAACATGGGGAATAGATGCCGGGAGTAAAAGTTCAGTCGTTGTTGGGCTGCTATAGCGAAACCCTTGGGACTTGGCCCATTTGAGCAGAGACTGCTCAAGGTCGAAGCATTCTCCGAGGGTGGCGTGGTGGTTGTCTACGACAACCTTATCCGGTTGGATGTGTCAATACCTCTTTTCATTTGGTACCGAGAAAGGGAAGCTGCATTTGTTACAAACCCTGTAATGGTACACTGCCAACGCTGAGCCGTTGCTTTCCTTCCGCTCGCGCTCCTGACTTCTGGAGGAGTTCTAGAGCCCCCTTTCTTGCCGGCTTCTGACTTTACGTCCCTGGGCTGGTTCTTGCCACCTCTAGATTTAGCTTCTTTGGGGCAATTCTTGCCACCTCTGGATTTAGCTTCTTTAGGGACTCGAGTTCCCCCTATTTTCCCAGCTCTACTTTTATGCTCTTTGTACCACTTTTCATATAGGCCTAACCATTCGGGGTAATACAAAGATAATAGATTACGATCCCAGTGTACCCGATAACCGTGGATACACGGTCTCTGTAGCTCTTCGCTCTGAACTACTCCGTGAACAGAGTGATCTCTAGACCACAGTCTGATTACCCTTGTACCACCATCGCATTTGGGAATAGGGTAGTGGGCTTCTTCCCAGTGTTCTTCCTCAGGTAACTGTTCCAATCTGTATTTTACCAGACAGCTTTCAATCCATTCTTCTTGTGTCATTACTCGCAGAAAACCTCCATGGTAGATTATACCACGGAGGCTAGAGTAGTAAAGTTTCTCTAGAAGCTCAACCGATAGTTGGTGTGGTTAAAGAAACTGGTGTTGCAGTGGCAGTGGCCAGATCAAGGGGAAAATTGTGGGCATTTCTTTCGTGCATAACTTCTAAGCCCAAATTCGCTCTATTCAATACATCGGCCCAAGTATTAATCACTTGCCCTTTATTATCCTGAATAGATTGATTGAAGTTGAAACCGTTCAAGTTAAATCCGGCAACGAAAATTCCACAAGCGGCAAACCAGATTCCAATAACAGGTAAAGCTGCCATAACGAAATGCAATGAGCGACTATTGTTAAAGGAAGCATATTGGAACAAAAGACGCCCCAAATACCCATGGGCTGACACTAAATTGTAGGTTTCTTGATTTTGCCCGAATTTGTAACCATAGTTCTGGCTTTCATTTTCAGTCGTCTCCCTCACAAGAGAGGAAGTAACAAGGGAACCATGAGTTGCGCTAACTAATGCACCACCGAAAACACCAGCTACCCCTAGCATATGGAATGGCGACATTAAGATATTGTGTTCAGCTTGGAAGACCAACATGAAATTAAATTGACCTGAGATTCCTAAGGGAAAACCGTCCGAAAACGAACCTTGGCTCATAGGGTAGGCCAGGAAAATAGCCGTAGCAGCAGCTACTGGTGCTGAATAAGCTACACAAATCCATGGACGTTGCCCTAAACGGTACGATAGTTCCCATTCACGACCCATGTAGCAGTAAATACCAATCAAAAAGTGAAACACAATCAGTTGATATTCACCACCATTGTAAAGCCATTCTTCAAGAGTTTGAGCTTCCCAGATTGGATAAAAGTGCAGTCCAATCGCATTTGAACTTGGGATAACGGATGCGGAAATTATGTTATTTCCGTACATTAAAGAACCAGACACCGCCTCCCTAATACCGTCAATGTCTGTCGGAGGCGCTGCGATAAACGCCACAATAAAGCAGATGGTTGCGGCCAAGAGGCATGGAATCATCAAAGTTCCAAACCACCCAACATACAACCGGTTGTTAGTGGAAGTTACCCACTGACAGAACGACTCCCAAGTATTAGCCTTGGGTCGCTGTAAAACAGATGTTGCCATTGAAAAAAGAATTAAGTAAGTGGCTTGAGGGTGAAGCCTGTTTACATAATCCTCACTACCCTAAGGTGAGGCAGGATAAGGGACGGATTGGCTTGCCTAGTCCCGGTAGCGGCAAGGCGGGGTGTAGAACCACCCGCTACAAAGGTATCATAGCATACGTAAAGTTTGGTAAACGTTGATTTGGAAACTTTTGGACGGTTTACCGAACCCTTTCGCTGACGCGAAAGACTTTACCGCCAGGGTAGTTGGATTCCTAATAACCGCCGTCTATTGGGAAAACAACTACTTTCCGGAAAGCGTAGGTTCAAGGGTTTGTATGAATGAAAACTGTACCTTCAGGGCTTTTCACCACTTTCTCTACCCTAAGGGGTGTGTTCCTTGGTGAAATATGCTCTTGCTGATCCTGAAACTCCTCCGGAGCATACCTGCTGGCGTTCCTAAACTCTTTACTACGCGAAATTATAATGACAGGAACACTTCCTGCTTGGTTTGCAAACATATCAGCTTGTTCTCTATCAGCACTAAAAGAACCGAACCCCTCATCGTTAAAAATTTTCGTCTGTTGAACCTTTCTCAGTAAACCAGCAGCCGTCTCCGGGTCTAGGTCCATGCCCCTGTACATTGTCACTCCTTTGGTATTTCGTGGCAACTTACTCAATGCCTCGTCCATTAGCTTAACTTGGCCCTTCTCTTCATCCGTGAGAGGACCCTTCGTCAGTCCACGAAGCTTCCAGTTTGTATTCAGCATACTTGCAGTTTCCATACTTCCCCCGGTCATATAGTTCACTAGGGTCTTTTCCTCTCCCTGAGAGAGGGGTTTAGGTTTCTGGTGGGGTGTTTTTCCTGCCGGAAGCTGCTCTTGCAGGGTAGCTAAGGCTTCACGGTCTCTTCGCGCCTTGTCCCTCCAGCGTTTAGCATAAGCGTGGTCTCCTGTTCGAGTTTGATACGCTTCTGCCCCTCCGCTTCTTTTATACTCTTTTTCAGCTTAGTAATTTTCTTACGTACCTCCTTAAGGTCTAACTCCTCCTCCGTGCCTTTTCTACATTCTCCCCCTGTTCCATATGCAGTTCCATTAGGGCGAACGCAACGGGTGAAGTCGTAAGTTTCTCTTTCAGCGAAATTCACCCCCTGTAGTTCACTCAGGAGTTGAGAATAAGTGGCAAGTGCCTCTTCAGAAATGTATCCTTTCATTTTTCGACTATGAGTCGTTGCTTCTTCAGCCCTCTGCTTCACTAGCGCCGCTCTAATAGTCTCTTTGTCCGGCACCCTAGCTTTTTTCAAGGCGGCAGCGAATTGTTCCTTGGCAGCCTTCGACCGTATCCCGCCACCGTGCTCCGCTGCTACACTGTTGCGAATGTTAGCATGCTCCATCATCATGTTCGCCAAGTGTTGCCCTTTCAACGGTTTAGGGGTTGCCGCCTCCCCCTGTTACTTTCCCGCTGCTCTTTCTTCTACACGCTGTTTCGGAGTCATCGTTTGAGCTTTCAAACCTGCAATAGCTGCCGCCTGCTCTTTCAGCTTCTTGCTCAGAGGGTCATTACGACCTACTTTTCCACCACCTTTGACAATTTCGTCAATCTCGTTAGAAGTTTCCAGCAGGTCGGACTTTAACTTACCGAGTTTACCCTCCGCCTCTCTTCGGTCAATTTCCTTCCTCAAGTTATCCTTTCGAGAAGTTGTCTTTGCTCTGTTCCATTCCGTCTCAAGGTCTTCCTGAGAAAGGGCCTTTAAACGGTCCGAAGACAACTTAAGAGGGCGGCCCATTTCATCGCGAATAGCGTTCGGAGTTTCTGGGCGGTCGGCAATAATTCCCTTAACTTCAGCCTGACTGCGCAGAATGCCGGGGACTGGATCTTTAATGGGCTTCGATGGTACTGGTGCCGTAGCGATTTCTCCCGAACTGCCTCCTCGGCCCCCTACCTTCTCTTTTAAATCGGGATATTCTGCCAGAACGTTAGGGGGGACGGTTTTTCCCAAGGTAATGGCAGCCTGAACACGTAGCTTATGCATATCGCCTGTAGCTGCTGATATAAACTCAGGGGTACCGGGATTCAATCCTGCTTGTTCAGCTAATTTTATTCTTTCTGAAACTGTGCCATCACCTCCAGACGGAGGAAGCCCTTTATTTCCTTTCTTATTCCACTCTTCAATTGCTTTCCGTCTTTCTTCAGCCCTGTAACTATTATACTGTTCTTTTGACATCTCGTGTGGTTGTACATTCGCAGAAGCTAGTGTCTTAGAAGTTTCTCCCGAACTTTTACTACTCTCCTTGGTTTCTTTACCAAAGACACCCCCTGAACTTGTTACAATCTTTTCCCCCTTCGGAAGCATCTGTTGCAACTGAGAGAGGGCATCGTGCTCTTCCTTCTCTGCAGGGGTGCCCTTGCGGCAGGTTCCTCCGGTGCCGTAGGCAGTGCCATTGGGGCGAACGCAGCGGGTGTAATCGTAATTTTCAATATACTCCCCTCGAACCTCACCAAAGTCAGCAACGTTGCCAGACCAAACATCGCCCTGAGTGGCGCCAGGATTGATTCCAAGTTCAGAGAAAGTCTGCAGTCCGGCCGAATCCGGAAGGGCAGAAGTTTCGTAACCTGCTTCTCGCATCAATTCGAGAAACTTTTCGGCTGAGTCAGGGGTGAAAGAACCGTGCATAACATTTACCTTGCATACAGTATCTTACCCTTTCTACCTTGCAGAAACAAGCCAGGGAACCGAACCAGGCGATTCGATTTACCGCCCTTTGCGCAGCAAAGACCGCCCTTTCACAAATCCGCTATCTTGCTCTGCTCTTTCCTCAATCGCTTCACAAGCACTCTCAAAGTGTCCAGGCCGTTCTTCGCTTCCACCGAACTTTGTAGTTTCCGTTGTAAACTCAAGATCTCATCCATTGTATCTTTGAACCACTGGTCCCTCTGCTTCGGTGTAAGCCCAGCAAAGGGTAAGTTGACACGACTCATATCGTACTCGTTCGCTTTTGAAGGCAAGGAACTTCGCAACTTAACCATTTGCTCCTCGTTTGCCTTTAACTCCGTTACCAACCGCTGAAGGTTCGAGAGATTAACACCGCTCTTTATAAACTTTTCAATCTCCGCTTCCAGGCCCCAAACTCTTTTCAAAGAGTCCCAAAAAGTTGGCGAACTTACGCTGTGAGCGAAGTTATATACTATACCTTCCTCTGCGAAGTTGGCTTCGTTCTCTTGAGAAACAAGTTTGTTGAAGGCATTTAGAGAGTCTTGAGAGAAAGATCCGATCATTGGTCTTAGGGTTTCTAGTAAGGTTTACCCTCTTTTTTCTTCCTCCCGTATACACTCTTTCAACCCAGAGACATACTCTCTTAGCATTTGCGCTTGTCTCAAGTGTCTCGCATCACATGTCCTAAGGTGCAGAGACACGTGCCTATCTATTGCATCTAGGCAAGTTTTTATCACGGGGTTCCAAGGTTCCCTAATTTCCGTATTGTAGGATCGTCTCGAAGTTTCTTCAAAAGTGCTCATTGTTTTCTCCCGTCTCTGGAAGCTTGGCCAACGCTTTCAGGCCAGAGGCCATATGGTCTATTTTGCTATTTCGATCACAAACTCAGTAAGCCATAAGGGAGTAAACTTCCTCGGTGCTTAACCCGCCGCTTTCCTCCACAGCTCTCAGAATCCGGTCTGCTTTCCCCTCTGCTTCGGGGGTGCCTTGGCGAATGAGTTTCTTTCTCTCAATCATTGCCCTTAGGTTCTTGCTTTGGTTCATTGCTCTAATCTCGATAAATCTTTTAGGTAGGCTTCTGCAATTTCAATCCTCTTGGCTTTCGCTGCTTTGCTGGTTGAACGACCTAGAGTAGTGTAAGCATTTAGGTGCCTATTTACAACTTGAAAGTAAGGGTCGGAGGCCAACTCGGGATTGCCCCATCCAACCAACTTTGCAATTTTGGAAAGATCCTGCATTACGCGGGAAGGCTGCTTAGAAACTGGAACGCTTAAGCCAAAGTCTACCAACTTCACGTTATTACCATCAACAAGAAATTGCTGTGAGTGTGCATCCCCGTGGGCAAACCCCATATTATGCAAGTCTCGAAGGGCATACCCGGCTTTCTTGGCTTGGGCTGCGTTCATCATAGGCTCGTTTTCACCCCTAGTGTAAGTTTCCCAGAGAGGAGAACCCTTGGCAACATCCATTTCAATGTGAGTATCGCTACTTGAACGAATACTTGGAGAGTGACCCAACTTCCCCATTTTCGTGGCCAATTCAACTTCATAAGGACCAAACTCACCCCACCTTCCGCCTTCGCCCTTGAACAAAGTTTTCACAACCCTCTCTCCATCGGGACTCATTGAAACTTTTCCGTTGTTGCCTTGGGCTAGAACCTTCCATTCAGAGTAAGGGACTTTTATCTCTAGAGATTCTCTCAAGTTTTCTAGACCCTTGCCCGCATAAGGAGGCAATATAGCCGAGCAGCGTTTGTACTTTGAAATACAAGCCTTCGCGCAACTTTTACCCTTTGAACACTTTTTCGGTTCAACTGGTTTATTCATTTTGTTTCCTCAGGTTGGAAAAGATTGCACCACCCTCCGTAAAAACGAACCTTTCACCGCTGTACACTTTGTTCATGTGTTTGCTCAAGAGAAGGTCCACCCCCAGCAATGTCCGTCACTGGGAACGAAGATACGTGGGTTGAAGTTCGTGTAGCTGTATAGCAAGTTCTTACCTGCACCCATAGCTCGCCTGCTCCAGCCTCCATTTTTCAGATCCAACTCGCCGTAAGGGTCGTTCACAAACCAACCCTTTTCGTTGTAGCCTCTGATAACTACGAAATGCCCCCCTCCAGAAGGCTTAGAAACGGGACCATGGTGCAATGCCCCTACTGCTACTGGTTTCTGCTTATTGAGCTCAGCTTTTATTTGTGCTATGCTCAAATTCTTAGAGAAGCTCGCCCCAGTATACCCAAGCTGCTTCATAGCATCGTAATGGGGTTGTCTCTCAGTGGTATCCCCGTACCTTTTAACAATGTTCACGTAAGTTGTATCGTCTTTGATTCCCCCGATACCAAGGAAAGCAAGACACATTGCGATAGAGGAGCTTTGGCACTCTCTCCAACCCTCGGGCCCATTATCCTTTTGATCGAAGAAAGGAACATTCAAATTCAATTGACTGAGAACTACTTGGGCCTTGGTGCGATACACTCGAACCCAGTTCGCCTCGTCCGAAAAAAGACTCGCATCTGAAGCCTGTATCTTTTGCGCAAACTCCAGCATGCTCTCTCTGTGCTTAGAGTTGGCTTTATCGTAGTTTTCTACAAAGTCTAAAAACTTTTCTGGGGTGAACTGTGCCATTTTCACTTATCGGTCTGTCTGTCTGATTTTACCCTTCAATCTGGAAAGTCAGAGTCTAACATATCCCTTGCTGTCTTGAGTAGATTATCTGTGGTTTTATCAGAAGATTTACCAACTTTTGCGCCCAAGCGATAGAACTTGTCGGCTTCATCATAGTACCCTGCATTCTCAAGTCGAATGCCTATTGAATTTAAAGTCGAAGAAGCTTCTGCTTTCGCAGCCTTACTATCTACTCGAGAGTTGTCAAAGTCCATGATTACAGGTCGGTTCTTACTTTCGTCCCACTTTAAGTTTCCGCCATGTAAATCCTCGTGACTCACTCCGCGTTGATTCAGCAATAGAGAGGCTTTGTAAGCTTGTTGTGAGAAAGATCCGTACATTACTTAACTTCTTCAGAAAACTCGTTTCTCTCTACTTTACGAGCAACTTTAGCCAAACGTTGTAAGTAAGGGTTGTCTCCAAACTCTTTCCTCAAGCCTTCGGTATCCCCAGAGTCTATCATTCTACGAATGGCGCTGCTACTTGATCCTGACGAATCTCGAGGTATAGTATCAGTTTTCACTCCCAAAGACTTTCCGATGGTTTCAAGAAACTTCTGCTGGTCCTCACCTAGCATGAACAAAACTTTTTCCTTGCCTGACTTTTCAGCGAGACTTTTCAGCACCGAAGCCGCAGAGCTACCTTGGACTAGCTTCACCCTGTTAAGGTCCACGCCTTCCTTTCTTAACACGGCCCTCAACATCTGTGCTCGGAAATCTTTATCAACATTCTTTTCACCCTTACCCAACACAACGTGAACCACTGGGGCTTTCTCAAGCATTCCTTTAATTAGTTTAGCATGTCCGCTATGAGGAATGTTGAATCTGCCTTGTGTTACTGCGGCTTCGTAAGGGTAATCCTTTTGTTTCTCAGTTCCTTTGCGACATTTGCCGCCGGTTCCATAAGCTGTTCCGTTGGGGCGAACGCAACGAGTGTAATCCAGAGTTCCCGACAACATTTCTCTAATGGTGTCTAAAGAACTATTGGTGAAATTTCCGGTACTCATGACTTCGCTCCTGTGCAGATTGGAAGAGTCGGTTTTCTTTCAGCTTGGCCACCTTGCCGGCCTAAATCTTGAACTTGTTGCTGGGGTTGCTGGTCAAAGGTTTGACCTTGCTGTTGAGCCGCTTGTTGAGCTTGCTGAGTGGCCTGTCGCTGCTCAGTACTCCGGGGTTGTGGTTTTTGGCGGCAGTTTTCTTCAAAGGTTGCCGAGAGTTCTTCGAACATAGCAAGCCCTTTCAAGTCGCTGCGTGACCTGGGTCCTTGCTGCGGATTTCCCTTAGGGATTGAAACTGGGAAGATCGAGTCAGAATTTTGCTCTTTTTGTTCCCCTTCGTTCCCCTTTTGCCTTCCAGGTCGACTGTCAATGTCCATGTTCTGCAGTCCTTGGGCAATTGTAGTTTTGTCTTCCCTTGAAAGTTTATCTGTTGTCTTCCCTGTTAAAAACTGTTCTTTCCAGCGAGACTCCCCGTAGAGCATTTCCTCTACGGCAGCTAAAGATTCTGTTGTAAACCCGGGAACATCCATAGCTTTAAAGCAGTTAGGTTAAACCTTTTTAAGACTTCTATTAACCGTTCATTCTTTTCATTAACTCTCTAATGGCTGTGGAAATTCTCTGTTGTTCCGTAGCTGTGACGGAGCATCGAAGCAACATCCTGAGCAACCTCCTCGGAATAACCCATCGACGTTAGCCGCTCCGCATGATCCTGCGACTTTCCTGCCATCGAAAGTGCTATGGCAATAGCCTGGTCTTGAGACTTAACAATCTTGCCTTCCTTTCCCTTCTTACCTCGTCCTGAATGCAACGGCTTCGGGTCGCCGTGCTTCCAGCGATGCATCACCTGGCCCAAGACATCTTTGTGAGCCGACATAGAGTGGTCTTCAGGAAGCTTCGACATTTACGTGCAACCGACTTACAAAGGTTTTACCCTTTATTCTAGGGGGCACTCTTTCTGTAGGAAAAGGGCGGAAAATCGTATTACCTTGTATCGGGTTAAAGGTAAGCCCCACCTAAGACAGCATCTTCACTCACGTCCCCCTTCTCTCGAAGCTTCATCGCAGCTTCAAGGTACGGGTTTGCACCGTCTCTAAGTTCCCCACGCCGTTCCTTGTATCGAGACATGAGTGCAATGTACTGTGCGTCGTTTTTTCCTGTGGTTCTTTTCATTAAATCCCCTCGTAGAGTGTGTTAATCACTTCCATAGCTTGCGTATCACTTAGCTTAGCCCAAGCTCCCTCCTTATATTTCTTGTCGGGAGTTCGAAATCTGGTTTTAAGGACTTTATCTAAGTCCCCACCTTCTATCCCGAAACGTCGAAGTTTCTCGATGGCTCTCTCTTTGTTTGTGTACGCTTTGTAAGCTAACGGAGCGTCTTCTTTCAGGAATTCTAAGTAATGAGCTCTTTGCTTTGAAGGGATATTCTTTCTTTCAACGTCTGCAATCAGGTTTCCGCCGGGACCCCATGATGAAAAGGCTGAGTCTCCGCTTTCACCTTTTGGACCGGAAAAAGCACCCAATGCCTCTGCGAGAGCTGCTTTTGGGTTGTCTTGTGCCAGGCCCATGTCAACGAATCGCCCCTTTCCTGTCTTATCTACCAGAACGTTGTACCCGTGCATATCGTTATGGGCAATCCCCATTCTATGTAAATCGGCCCGAGCTTTCCAATAGGCCTCGGCGCCATCTCTACTGAACTTCGTGCCTAACGGCTCTCCTTCAACTTTTGTCATAGCAATACGACCTTCTCTTAAGTCTACGACCCTAGATTTAAAGCGAGAGGGTTCACCTATATCCGCAGCAATCAACTTCGGCCCTAAGTCCGCTCTACCGACTTTATCTACGATAGCAGCTTCTGTTCGACTAATTACACCTCTCTTAATAACTTCGCCGTTTGGACTTAAAATTGCTGTACCGTACATACCCGACCCTAGCACCTTAGCTTCCTTACTAAAAGTGCCGCCCCAACCGCCATATTCGGGGTCTCCTTGTCTTACGTGGTTGCTTTTTTCGATGTTAGAGTCTAATATAGCGGCTTTTTCTTCTTCTTGGGATAAACCAGCTGAGTTGACTTTCTTAGTGGTTTCCCTTGGGCTCCGGTGCTCCTCAAGAATGCTCCTGATGTCGTCCAGAACTTCCTTCTTCGTCGCTTTTGCTCCGCCACTTTGACCCTCACCGGACCCTGACCCCGACGCTCTTTGTTGTGGCAAAGCCGAGACTTTTGTGTTGGTAGCCGATGAAGGTTTCCGTTTGGCCAGGAGCTTATTCACCTGCTCTCTCTGTTTATCATTCAGCCTCGGGTCGACCAAAATTTTCTTCAGTTCTTTAACTGGCAGCGACTTCACCCTAGCGGTCAAGCGCATCCTGCCGGGGGTCACTTTTTTCTCGGGTTCTTTCGCCTTTCCCCTTATGTTGGGGATAATCTCTTTGACTTGCTCTGTTCCTTTGCGACACTTTCCTCCCGTACCGTAGGCACTGCCGTCCTGTCTCACACAGCGCGTAAAGTCGTAAACTTCTTTTTCAGAAAAATTGAATGAATGTTGTTCTACAACCAGCGCCTCGTATGCTTGAAGAGCTTCGTTAGAGAAAAAATCTTTCATTGCGAGGAAAAATTTGTAACCGAGTAGTTTTACCCTTGCGAGTCATTCAGGGGGAGTAGCCTTATTCCCTCTTCTTCAATAATATTCAACATCTGCTCTGAATAATGAGTGAGCCGAGACATTAGAGAAGAAGCTCTTTTAGCATAGTCTTCTAGCTCCCCCCTACTCAAGGTAGATATTTGGTATTGCCCCATTGCATCGGCGGCTTCTTTTTCGAGTGGGTACTTTCGTAGTTTGTAAATCTTTTGCGTCATAGCACTGTTTCTAAAGAGCCGTGAGCTATGGCCTGAAGCTCATAAAATTTCTCAGCGGCCCATTCTCTTTCTTCCGGAGACATATCTCTGTTTTCGACATACTTAAGAACCATATTCAGCTCGGACTCTGACAATCTTTTCATAGAATTTACAAGTTCAGGAGAAACAACGTAAGGTTTAACGTCGTCATCGTTGAAGATAAACTCTCGGGTCGTCCAGTCTTCTGGATTAGAGTCGTAGGAAACATGGTAGTTATGTGTGGCCATGTCTACCATCAAAATTTTCGACTCTGTTAAACCTAGCTCTTTGGCAATTTCTTCGTAAGTTTTGTTTTGCTTGAGAAGTTCGTCAACCTGGGTTTTGTACTTGGCGACCCACCGTGGAGTTTTCACCATGCGAGAGTAATCTCTCAAAGCGTGTTGAATGTAACCTCGAGCAGTTCTCCAAGCGAAGGTGCTAAATTGAACTTTCTTGTTAGGCTCATATCGAGTTGCAGCTACGCACAAGGCGAAGTTCGCTATGGACTCAAGGTCTTCTTTTGTAAGAGAACCCGTATAACCACCCGTGGAGCACTTAGCCCCATAAGCAAGCCTACCCGCTATCCATTTATGTTCGCACACTAAACGTTGTTGCTCAGCAGAGAGTTCCGGGTATCGTCTGTGGCGTCTTTTCTTCATGTCAAGCCTCGCAACTTTGGCATTCGTTGTACGGGTTGTTTGAGTCTTCATAGGCGTTTGCCGTTGCGTTGGTGTTTAACTGTTTGTAGTCTACGTAATCAGTATAGCCACCTATGTGCTTTTTGTAAAGCCATAATTGAGGGACAGTTGTCCAGTCGGTGTTCCAAAACCCTTTTTCTTCAGCTTCCGCTTTTGTGATTTCTTCATAGCGGATTCCATCCGCAGCTAGTTCTTCTTTTAGTTTCACACACCAGGGACAGTCGTCTTTTGTAACGACAAGGGCGGGAATAATCCTGCGATTCGTTAAAAGTGACGACGACTTGAGATAATACAACGACTTCAGACCCATCTTCCATGCCGACAAATGCAGTTGCATAATATATGCAGCAGAGGCGGTCGGGTCCACAAACAGGTTGAGTGACTGACCTTGGCAAATAAACCTCTGACGATCTGCAGCCTGTTTCACAAGCTCAAACTGGTCGATCTCGCGGGCAGTCTTAAATACTTCCTTCTCGTGGTCAGTGAGGCAGTCGAGATCTTGAACGCTACCCTTGGCCTCAAGGATTTGTTCCCAAACCTCATCCTTCACCCCTCTTTCGCAGAACAGTTTTTCAAGGGCAGGGTTTTTTCGAACATAGGTACCTTTTGCTTGTTTGGCGACGAAATAGTTAAAAGCTATTGGTTCCACCCCCTCTGATCCCGCCCCACATATGATGCTGTTGGTTTTGGTGGGAGCTATTGCTAATAGGTGCGTGTGACGCATTCCAGAACCACCACACCATTCTGGTTCCCCGAACTTTTTGGCAAGCTCTCTAGAAGCCTTTTCCGCCTCACTTTGCACAAACTGGTGGGTCTCAATGTTTAGTATTCGCGAGTCCTCGGAGGCAAAAGGTAACCCTCGTTTCTGGTACAGTGCGTGTAGACCCATAGTTCCGAGTCCAAGCGCCCTTGACTTCTTAGCAAACCTAACAGCACGACCCATTCCAACTTTACTTTCGGCCTTATGTATAAAGTCCGTAACAACTGCATCCAAAAGATGGATTGCAAGTTCTGGCACTGAACGCAAAGTGGAAGGGGACCGCCAATCTTTCCATTCATCATAGCGTGCAAGATTTAGGGAGGAAAGGACGCAAACAAAGGAGTGATTTTCGTCCGTGTGGAGCATAATTTCACTGCAAAGGTTTGAAGTTGAAACTTTAAGGTTTCTTTCTTTGTAGCAAAGGGGGCTTTGGTTATTCGCGTTGTCGGTAAACATTAAATAGGGTGATCCCGAGATCATCCGAGTTCTGAGCACCTCACCAAACAATTCTTGTTTTCTGTGATCACCCTCCATCATAGATTCTATCCACTCGTCAGGGATAGTCAGGGCCAGGTTACCATCTATAAAATTACGTGGATCACCCTTACTATGGTCTTTTGTCCGTAGTAACTCAAGTAGGTCAGGGTGAGATATGGGCAAATAGTGCGAAAACGACCCACGGCGTACGCCACCTTGAGAGACAACTCTGGCGGCTAAGTCGAACTGCTGGGCCCAAGGAACCACACCAGTTGCCTTTCCCCCTCCACTTATGGGGGACCCGGATGGCCGCATGTCTCCGTAGTAAATACCAACTCCGCCCCCCATTTTGGAAAGTTGGGCTGTCTCTTTGAGGTGACTATACACCGAAGAAACAGAGTCGCTCAAATGGACGGAGTAGCAAGATACAGGGAGGCCCCGACTTGTGCCGAAGTTGGAGCAAACTGGGCTCGACCCTCCGAGCCAACCATTTTCCAACAAGGTGAATAGATCCTTATCCAGAGTTTCATCTTCGTTGATTCGGGCAGCCGTGCTGGACATGCGCTTAAACATCCCGGAAGGGGTTTCCCCAGGAATAAGGTAACCCGAGGAAAGCGTATGAAGTGCTTCTTCAGTCATCCACTGCGGGTGGGGGGAGTCTGTTTTAATCATTTTTAACTTTTCGTGCTCGGTGATCGGACCATCTTTTCAAAGCTGCTTGCCTTTGACGCTCTTTTGTTTCGGCGGTTCTCTTACTGCCCAGATTTTTCTGCCTGGCTCTTTCTATGGCCTCTTGTGGTTGGGGCTTCCCTTTTCTATTTCGGTTCCCCCTAAGGCTTTCTGAAAGTTTTACGCAGGTTTCTTCGCTCGCTTTTCTTCCCGTGAGGGACTCAGCGATTTTTTCTTTCACTTTGTCCGGGGTAACTTTCCCGAAGTTAGGGTTCCCCTCCCCGCTGTATTTTAATGACCTATCTCTTTTAAAGTCCTCATCAAACTTAAAACCAGTTGTGTCAAATTTTGTAGAGGTCTGGTAGGACCTATTAACAAACTCCGGGTCAGGTACAACTGTAAAAACTCTTTGCCACTGAATTTCAAATTGGACGGCTGCCCCAGAGGTGTTAAACACACCTAAAACTATTCTGGAGTCTGGGTTAAATGTGCTATCCGAGAAGGATCCCAAATACCCGTCGTAAAGGTTTTCGGTACTGTGTTTACCTATATAATTTCGACCGCCGCGTTGGCTCTCGTAACTCAAGTACACAATGTGCCAAATCATTTTAACACTAGGTCAAGAGTTTTGAGATTAACTGAGCTGAAGTCTTGCTCTGGTTTTGCAACATAAGAATCTCCCGACTTTGATTGTGCGAAGAAATCGGTACTTGTGGATCCAGTTGCTATAGGGTCAAACCACCGTTTGACGCGATACGCTGCATCTTTGTCGAGGTGAAACTTAGGGACGGAAATACCCATCTTATCAATTCTTTCGTTGGCTCTCCAGCGGATGTAACTTTTGGTGTCATCTAAAGTGATTGTCCCCAGCGTGCGACCCTTAAAAATTTGATTGAGGAAGGCATCCTCATTTCGAACCACTGCTTTAAACCCTTGAGAAATCATAAGGGCTTCATCCGGTGTCAAAGGGTCCTCTTTTATAAACTCTTGGAAGAGAGCTATGCCAGTGTCGCTGTGTTGTTGTTCGTCCTGAATACTCCAACTGATTATCTGCGCCAACCCGCGATATTTGCCCGTCAGGTTGAGCGACAGCAGAACTGCGAACGATGAGAACAGCGAGACACCCTCAGCGGCACCACTGAATACAGCTAGCGACTCTTTAATCCCCCTGGTCTCAAGAAAATACCCAATCTTTTGCCTAGCTACGGGGTCTCCCAGAAATGCCTCAAACTCATCGATTCCCAAAGTATCTGACAATAAGTTGTAAGCGTGGGCGTGCACTACCTCCGAAAGAGAGAATGCTCTGGCCACGGCCGCAATTTCGTGCTTGGGGAACCAGTTTGGGATGTTAGCCCAGTAGTCGCTGACATGGCACTCAAGTTGTGTAAATCCTCGAAGGATTCCTCCCACGATTTCCCGCTCGTCACTTGTTGCACTTTGCCAGTCCCGTATATCACTCTCAAGAGATACTTCTTCAGGTCTCCACTGGGCAGACTGTGCCTTGCGGTAGACCTCAAAGAACTCGGGATACTCAAACTGCCCGTTAATTTTGTAGGCTTCTCTATACTGCGTGATGCTTGGCATTTCGTCGTTCTAAGCGTTTGCGTTCTTGTTCTGCGAGATATCTGTCTCGCGCAGGTTTGTGTTTTTCTTGGTCCCACCAGGTAGGAATGCCACCATGACGCCATTCGGCGTAACCTTTCTCACCTAAAAGGTAATCTCGGTAGGCTTGGATGGGGTCGGCAGGGTTTTTGTACTGCTCTGGCATTGCTTGAACAAACGGAGTGTGATCTTTTGAGTAAGCTCTACTGAAGTTCCTGAATACGACAGTTCTGATTTGACTCAAACCGTGGAGAGTCCCGTGGTATTTGTTGTAACGCTCAAAGTACTCTTGAGCCATCCCGTAAGCATGTTCTAAAAGCCAGTGGACATTGGAAGGGCTTTCATAAAGCCATTTTGCACAAGGGTGGTGAGCGAAACCTTTCGTTCCGTAATACAATTTCTCGGACTCAAGTAAGTTTAAGTGACCGCTAGCATCAGGCTTCTCGATTTTGATACCGAATGTATTAAAGACCCAGGGGGTTAGCAGCGTCAAGCTCTCAGTCGGCATTTTTACAACGAGCTTGTCGGGCAGTGAAGCTCCTGCAATTTGCGGATCTTCATGCACAGCGAAAATGTTCATTTGTTTCGAACGGTGTAGTTTAGTGTTATTTGGGAAAAGTAAACTCGATCTACTTTAACTTTCAAGGCGAATGTAATTCAAAGCTTTCTCTCTCATTTCTTGTTGCCTTTTGAGGCTTTCTACTCGTCTACCTAAACCCAAAGTAGCAGAACGTTGGATGACAAGTTTCCGAAGAAAACAGCTAAAGTAGCAAGAAAGAAATAGGTGAGCATTGCATATACAGGGAATAAAAAACCACCTTCAGGTATCCTAAAGGTGGAGAAGATTACATAAAGAGAACTCAGCGACCTTGACCTCTATACTTTTTCTTCGGAGAGTTTGCCGAAGTTGGAGAGAACTTGGTTCGTTTTGAGTTGCCTTGGTAGGTCTTTTTCTCTACAATTTTGAGTTCTCGTTGTCCGGTTGGGGATTTTGCTTTTGCCATTTTGAACAGCGTTGTTGTTTATTGAGAAATTAACTGAAAAGGAATCACCAAACTCCAGGGATAATCTGGCCGGTAAGGGCGTAAGAGCCGAGTGCAGCAATAACTCCAAGCATGGCCATCCTGCCATTAAGAGTCTCTCCGACGGAGTCCCAAGCTACCATAGGCCGATAGTTGTCATCGACAGGGGTCATAGTGGGTTCTTTGGCGTAGATGTTGTTGCGATTACGATCTTCGGTGGTTACGGTCATTTCTTTCGGTTGTTTGACGATTTATTCTAGCTCGGCTTTTGGGCCGTAAACTTGCTTCACCCTCCAGGCGATTCCAAGAACTGCTTCTCCAGCATCAGTCGTTTCAGTGCCCTCTTTTTCTCTTTTTGCTTCTTCTTTTCGTTTAACCAAAGGCGGAAGTACATTAATTCCCCTTCGCTGTACAACTCTGGTTGTTCCAGTGCTCTCTTCACCAGCTTCGCAGTTTTCATCATCTCTCTACCTCTTTAATGGTGTAAGTGGGGCACCCAAGGTGCTTACAAAAAGTTGATGCAATCTCAGACGAGGGCCTTCCTCCACAGGTAAACACATCGATTGCGGCTTCACCTTTTTCAGGCCACGTGTGAATTGAAAGATGACTTTCTGCGAGCAATATAATACCAGTCAAACCTTGAGGGTCAAACTGGTGAAGGATAGGGTCGCTAAGAGCAACCAACCCATGCTCTAGAACCGTAAGTTCGAATGCTTCCCGAAGTCGGTTGATGCAATTCAACTTATCAAAATCAGAATTGAAAACGCGAACTAGCGCGTGAGTACCAAGACTTTCCAATGCATACAGACCTCGATTATTCAGAAGAAGATTGTTCTAAAATTTGTTTTACCCCGTCTCTCAACTCCTTCAAGGTGAGAGCACCTTGCAAGAAACCAAGGTATTTTCCAGTTTTCCCTAGAAACAGGTAAGTCGGAAAGTTAATCTCATACGTTCGAGAAACTGCGTACCGTTCAAGACACTGATAGATTCTCATTTTCGTTAGATCCCCCTCGTGGTCTCTTAGATTGTCGAAAGAAATTTCCTGGTAAGAAATCTCTGGGGAACCCTCGAACACGGACTTGTCAAACCGCGACATTGTGTCGCAGACCGAACAGCCGTGGTCGAAGACTTTGGTTACAATGACTTTGTTATCTTGTTTCATATGTCCCTCAAATAAAGTCTTGTAGTTCGGGAACTGCCTCTCTCACTTTCTTAGTGAAACGCGCAATGTGTCCGTTGGTAGCTTGCTTAGTAAGACCGTACTTTAGGGCCACCTCGCCTTGTCGCATGGGTTTTCTTCCAAGCAGTCCGAAGCGGTCGCAGACAATTAGAGCCCGCTTACTGTCCAGAGACCCGCAACCCTTCCTTACAAGTTCGGCAATGTCAATGTTAGAAAATTCTTCTTTCAGCTCGTAAGCATTCGGATCCTCGAGGTTGTGTGACCAGTCGGATTGCTCCAGAGATAGAGCATACTTCGGGTTCTTCTTCTCTTTTCGAGCTGCCCCTTGGACTGCGCCACGAACATTAGGATAAATCCAAGTCATTGGACGAATTGGTCTATCTTTGACTCTGAAGTCTAAGTCGAAAGTTTCGATTGCCTTAAGAACCCCGTCCACAAGACCTACCTGTACGAGGTCATTATACATGTGGTCGGGCACCATAAATTTGTACTTATGGGCGAACTTGTGAACAAGGGGTGTGAACTTTCTCAGAGTCTCTGTTACAGCGCGAGAATCGCCCCGCACAGCGTTGTAAAAGGTTTCATCGGTGTACATGGTGTTTGTCAACTCCTATAAGTATACTGTCTCTAAGGGCGAAAGACAATGCCGGTTTACCGGCTATACAGGGCGGTTTACCGCCCATCCCCTACTTTTCTAAATTTTGATATTCTTCCAGTAGAGCCATGGAAGGTAATCTTTCGTTGTTTTGGCGCATGACCCATAAACAAGCTGCTTTCTGAGTCATCCACGCGGAGAGTAACTGCTTAGCGAGTGCTTTCAACTCAGAAGCATTATCGCAGGAGTCAATAGCTCTTTGCATTTTTTCTAACTCGAAAGTTTGAGTCAGAGTCAAAGCAATTGCGTCCGGCTGGTTGGACTCAGTTGGGATGTCGGGATTCATCGGTTTCGTCAAAGTAATAAACAGGAACTCCTACTTCTAGTAAAAGATCACTGGAGGTTCTGAAATTGTCCGACCACTTCGAGCCTTGTAAGGCAGGAGGTGGGCAAATAATCTTTTCAACTCCTGCTTGTATGAGCATACTTGCGCATAGTGAACAAGGGTGAAAAGTTACGTAAGCGGTAGTTCCTTCTAGTGTGACCCCCTTTCGAGTCGCATCTATTATCGCGTTTGCTTCTGCGTGGATAATGACTTTACCCTTATAATCCGGATCTGTTAAGCGTTTCAGGTCGTCAGACAACCCTTCAGGAAACCCGTTAAACCCTTTGCAAACTTCTCTCTTCCCTCTTACCAAGACACATCCAACTTTTCTTTTCGGGTCTTTGCTCCAAGAGGAAACTTCTCTGGCTCGGCGAAGGAACCTAAAGTCCCATTCGGAGAGAAAGGGTGTGCCCCTTAAGGAGCAATCAGCGATTGTCACCGCTTCCCTGTAAAACGCCACGTTCAGACCTGGAGGATAGTTTCTCTAAGTTCAGTTGAGCAATGTCCTCTAAGGAATAATCAATTTCGGCGGCAAGTTGGGAAATATACCACATAACGTCTCCGACTTCTTTTGCAATCTGTTCTCTCTTTACATCGGTGATAACTCCTTGGTCGTCGCGGAGGATTTTCTTAACTTTCTCTGCTACCTCTCCCGCTTCCCCGCATAAGCCAAGAGCACAATACTCAAGTGCCTTGTCAAAGGGGTAAACAGCGGTGGCGCGTGTTCGTTGTTGGTAAGTGTTTAGATCCATTTTTTTGGTTGAAATTCGAATACAGTTTAGCGGTTTTATGGGTCGTATACTCAGAAGCTGAATTCAACTTCTTCAACTTCCCCCTCTTCAACCATCGCCTCATAGGACTTTTTGACGAGGCCCAAGTTGAAACGAATAGTTGTTGGAATTTTCCCAGCGAATTTTGAAACCCCTCTAAGCATATCTTGGGCTGCAAGGACATCATAGTCAAACGTTTCCACGTTCCTTTCGGGGAAGAAAATGTTTAAGCTCAGGTCACTGCCTTCGGGAATGAACTGTAGAGTCGCTTGGTTTAAAACGATTGATCTTTGAGTGTCAGTAGTTTGAGACCGTAAAGACACTAGGAGAGTCAACCATTCCAAGTTGTTATAGTGGTTACCAAGAGGAGAGAACAGGTCAAAACTGGCAGGAAAAACTCGGTACCCGTAGTCAGCTTCAGCTTCAGCAACTACCGTAACGTGGGTTAAATAAACTTCTTGGTGACCGGACTTCCCTCTTTTTACAAGGCTTTCATTCAGGTAGCTGTGCGGATCTTTGTAAGTTTGTGCCATTTGGTTCAGGATGTTCGTAAACTACATAGCCACCGTTCGTGACATTTCGGAAGGGATCGTTGGGAAGCACTTCCGTTGTATTATTGCGGATGCGGTTCTTTCGTAAACCCTCTTCGTCTCCGAACTGAGGGTGCTTGCTAAGGAGGTCCCAAACGTGCCTCTTAGACTCAATGCTGAAAGCGCCAAAGTATCGGTCAACGGCGTTATTTTCCGATCCGGAAGTTGTTCTCAGAGGGTTAGCCTCAGCGAAGGTTTTTTCTTTCGGCTGAGATAAGTCTTCACGAGACTTTATTTTGCGCTGCAGAGAGCGCTTCAAGCTGAAAGAACCCGACCCGTTACCGTACCCACCCTGAGAGTTGATAGGGGTGGGCAGGTCAGGCTGTGAATCTTCCGGATTTTGGAAAAGTCCGTTCATCAGTTGAGTGGTAAACGTAGCGAAGGTACGAAAGAATTCTCGCTAACTTTGCGAACTCCGATAATGTACTTCGTTGCAAAGTATTGTCCGGGTTCCGGGATCAAGTAGCCGAATTTTACAATTTGCCACAAAGAAACTAAGTGGAAAGCGTAATCGATGTGCTCGGTTCCTTCCACGAAAGTTTTCACAAGAAGTCGAGGAGTGTATAACTCACAGAAACAATTCAGTTCTTGAACTGTTCCAATCATGTCGTATAACCCAGCGGGATCGTCTGCCAGAGTAAACCCTTCGGATTTAAGTTGTTCCTTGAGTCGCAGTTGTTTTTGACATTCGTAAGTAAATGAATCCACGAGAGTTTGTTCTGGGGTTTGTATGTTCATACTTTTACCCCCTTGCTTTCATAGAGTTTTTTACGAGCGGATTCTCGGAACTTCTCTGCACGGTCAGGAGAATAGTGCTTATCGAGAAGCCAATCATCAAAACATACCGCTTTCGGGTCGAGCAGTCTTTCCTTGTCGATCTCTTCCATAAATCCCACCAACTTTCTGCCCTCAACCACAAGCTCCTCTTGAGCGTGGCGGCAGTTGTTCCAATTCTCGATGACGTAGTTCGCTTCGCCCCCAATCTTGAAACCGTCTCTCATCACCAATTTCTCCATGATTTCTCGGATGAGTGTAAGAGCGGTTTTATCTTTGGTTTCTTTTCGAAGCCCGGTGGTATCGTCGAACAGGCTTTCCTTAGCAAGAGAAATTGCCTTTTTAACAGACTCCCATCTCAACTCTCGGAAACCTTGATAGTAGTGGGTTGAAGTTCTTCCTGCAAGCTCCCACTCCCTCTTCATTCGAGCTGTCAGGTGTTGGCAAGAGGGGTCTACTCCTACGAAGTAAAGAGATTGTAGATAATCATAAAGAACGTCCGGTGTCATTTCAGGCATGAAATCCCACTCTGATTGCGTCCTCACAGAGTGAGCGAACGCCATCGCGTTCACGAGAGCCTGAGTAACGTCTGCCTTGAAGCGAATCCGTTGACGTGTAGTCCAGTAGCGAACTTCCACCTGAAGTCTGTTTATGCTTGGGTCTGAGGTATCTTGGATAACTTCCCAGAAGCGATCCGTTGCTAGACGAAGGCACCACAAATATAGAGCGTCTTTGCTAACGCCAAGTTTATTAGCCAAGTAAGGAATGTGAGCACGGGGTCTTAGGTCAGGGGTGCCCTCACAAACTGTTCCTTCTAAGTTTTCCCTATTTTTAGCAACTTCATATTCTCTGTAAGTACTAATTAGCTTGATCCTATCAATGATTCCGGGATCCAAATCATAGGCGAATTTGCTATTCCAGTCATTGGCATTTAGAAGAAGTACAGTTTTTGGCCAAACTTCCTCTGAGTTTCGAAACTTGTCCTCAACTGTGAAGATACCCCCGGTGATCAGGATCTTTGTTTCTTCTGCGGCCAAGAATTTTTTCAAGGAAGGGAGTGCCGTATCATCTTTGTAAGCGATGTCGCTCAACGCGACTTTCTTTAAACCGAACCGGTCTTCTGTTGACTTGAAAGAATGGGTGATGAAACCGCACTTAGAGAAAGCAGCAGTCATGCCATTGAAGATGGTGCTCTTCCCTAATCCTGGATCTTTACCCACGATCACCCCCGCCATACGAGCAGTGTGATCTACTTTGTCTTTTCTACCTGGCGGAAGATGATCTGTTCTACCAACCCCTATGCGGCCCATGATAAGCTTAAGCATCTCACACTCGGCTTCAGGGAAGATAGTAAATACGTCTCTAATTGATACTTTATGCAAAGCGGGGTCAAACCATTCTCTATCTGGCACCCACACACGAGGGTTCATTACTGGCTCCCCACCGAACCTACCCGCAGGATCAAAAGTATGACCGTAATCTAAAGTTTCACTAAGGTTTTTACTCTGGTTAACTTTTCTCATCTTCAATAACCTTTCGCTGAAAGAAAGAAGAGGTGAATCTCCCGCCTTAGGGCTGTATAAAGGTTCCCAGAATGTTCTCACTTCGTCTGGACACAAGTCAGGATGAAAGCATGTTTCTACACGCTCAAAGTCATCATAGACAGAGATGTCTTGTAAGGGGTTAAAGTCTGCAGGATAACGAATGCCTCGAACCATCTGCGGGGGTGAGGGCTTCAATATTCTGTGTAAACAATGGTCACCATTTTCGTCAATTTCTACGGTAAAACCTTTCGCCTTCAAAAGGGTAATACCCGCATTGTAAAGTTCTGATACTCTCGTTGGCGCTTTTTTCTTCTTTTCTTGTTTTTCCTCTCCGTCTTTCTTCGAGCGGAAGGAAGTTGCTTTGTTTCTTTCTCGGGCTTCGTTCAGGATACCAATTTCCTGTTTCGTACTTCCGAGTCCCCCAGAAAAGGGATCTGCCATATAGCCTCTTGTTGTTTAGGGTTTGACGGTGTAGTATAGCAAAAGACCCCAGCGGTAAGCCAGGGTCTTATAAATCTAAGAGTTCACCTTAGAGGGACTTATCAAAAGTCCAGGTCGAAGCTCTCGGGATTTTGAACAAAGTTCGGGCACTTCAAGGTAACCTTGGCGGCAGGGTTGCCGTTGTACTCATAGTGCTCGATAACTTTAAGTGTTGCCGGAGCATCAGAAGTGATCAGGGGTTCGGCAGCTAGAATTTTCTTCATTGCTCCGTTCGGTTTTACGATAACCCAATCAGAGATTTCGGTGTCTTGGTCAACCCACTCCCCATCGACTTGAGTGCGAATTGGAGCCACGAAAGGCTCAGACACTTTCGCTTGGAGGAAGTAGTCTGTTCCATAAGCTCCACCTTCCTTAACCCTGTAAGAGGTGATTGTGTACTCACCGAGGGGCAAATACGCGACCTTAAGGAAGGGACCGATAAGGCGCTCTCCACCGGAGCTTTCACCACGCTTCGAGATGTCTGGTGCGGCGTAAACCTTTTCAGCAATTGCTTCAGGGTTTTCGTCGAGCAGAAGCTCAAGAAGATCTGCGGGTAGTTCTTCCTTGATTTCCTTCTTACGAATTGTAATGGGCAGGGTGTAGAGAGTTCCATCTCCCTGTGCTGAGACAGAAAGAACGGGCTCGGTGTACTTACCGATCTGCTCATCTTTGAACGCGAACTTGGTGCCCTTCGGTGCATTCGCTACGCCGATTTTACCGGGAGCTACAAGGAGGGGGATGTCGCGGTCGCCCCAACGAATCACCAAACCGCCTTCTTCAGTTGAGAAGATTGTAGGAGAGTACAAACGTTGGAAAGTTCCGTTGGCGTCGGCCTTCACAGTGAAGGTAGACCCTTCGAGGTCAAAGTCTTCGCCGGTTAGGGCCTTGAAGACTGTGGACAAACCGTTACGGTAAGTCTCAGGGAGTGCTCTATTCGGGATATCCGTGTATGCCCTTGTGTAGCTCTTCGACTCAAGCCGAGCGCGGTTCTTATCGTCAAGTTGGGGCAGGATTTTGAATGTAGTTACAGCCATTTTGTTACTGGTTAAGAACGCGATAACCTGAGCCTTATTGCTCAGCACGTTCAAAACAAGTATAGGCTTTCCCTGAGACGGGTAAACCTATCGACCCTCAAGACGAAGCCTGTTTAGATCTCGCACTTTGTCAATAGATAGGTTTATAACGCCACTTCCATTTATGGCTCTTATATTCAAGTACTTGGTTAAGTAATCATAGAGGGCCTTGTCTGTTATCAGAGTTTGAGAAGTTCCGAAAGGTTTGGCCAACTGTTGAAAAGAGTCCAAAGTTCCTTTTGGAGTTCCTACTGTAGCTGCCGTTCGGGGGGTTTCTGACGCCTGGGTAGTTTGAGTTGCTTTGTTGAAACCTAACAACCCCCAAGCATATTCATGCCAGCCTTCAAGAGTTCCAGTGGTTCCAACTAAATTTTTGGCTTTAGCTTTCCTTAGCCATTCTTCGCCGAGTTTCTTATTCATCAAATTGCCTAGGCCGTATTGTCTGCTAGCTTGTACGGAAATTTCAACACCCCCGTCAGTCTGCGAGTATTCTATCCCATTTACCAACCAATCTTCCATGTACGTTCCACTGTAATTCGGAATGAAAATTATGTCGCTTGGCTTAATTCCAGTTAGAGCTGGGCACATGAATAATGTAGTGCTCAACTTAGAGCCTCGTTCTTGTTGGATTTCTATCTTTCTCTTTTCGCCGTCTTGGTTTTCTTTAAGCCTCACTCCGGGTCTCGCTCTTGAGTTTGCGGTGTTACCTGCTCCGCTTCTGTTCTGGGATTGGGCTGCAGCTGCAGCTTGTTGACTTTGCGGTGTAGTCGGCGTGGGTTGTCCCTGTGTTCCAGGGTCTGGCGCCTGCACCTTAGCTTGAGTGCTGTCTAAACTCGTTTGTGTTTTCTGAGGTGGCTGCCATTCTGAAGTTTTCGTGATCGTGTTAATAATTCCGGGTCCCAAGAAGTATCCGTATCTCACTGACGGATCTGGAAATTGGCTCTGTGCGGGAAGTTCTTCAACTGTTTTGCTATCCGATAGGTAGGGACCTAACACAACGCAGTTTGCAGACAACTTTTTAACTCCTCCCGGGGAAACAATGTTTGAGGCCATGACTAGACTTCCTGTCTGTTCAAACAGATTTTTCACACTGTCAAGGTAGTTGGTTCCTTCCGAGTAATTTGAAAGAACTTTCGTTGTTTTTAAGTTTTCTTGAGTCTGGGGTGTTATTTTTACGAGATCATACTTATCGACACCGAACGTATAGTTCAACTGCGACAGGTTAGTCAAAGGCGAAGAACCCTGGTCACTGGCTTGTGCTGTGCTCTTTATATTCGCGTTCACGAGACCGTCAAGTTCAGAGGCAAGTTTCACCTCAAGAGACATCTCTTTTCCGTAGATTTCTGTTTGTCCTGACCACACGAATGAAAAAGTTATCGAGCGGCCATTCAAGTAGTAGTATCTGACGGTTATGGTCTTGTTGATAGAAGTTTCCAGTAAATTCTCATAAACTCTGAAAGCTGCTCCTGTTGGGTTCCAGCGCATGGAACCTGTAGGGGTTTGGCCAGAATCTTGTAAAGAAACCCTCACAGCATAAACCAGAGGTTGATTTGTAAGTTCAGTAGTACTACCATCGAAGCTGTAGTTCATCAGGTTCACCTCTCCCCAGACAACTTCGCAGCGTGGAATTATTAAGCTATTTGTCATATCAGTGGTTCCTGAGTTCGTCGATAACCATCCCGATTCTCATTGCCACCAAAGAAGCAATTTCTTCTGAATCTTGATTAGGTTGTTGATAAATTGTGATCGGGGCGTTAATGGTTGAGTGCCCAAACCCTTCGGAAGTATTTGCAGTGAAGGACGCAACTTTTGCAGAAGGCGGCATCATCTTTCGCTCCCAAGCCATAGCTTCATTCTGGTTGGAGAAGAACGCAGGGTTGCCTTGCCCTAAGGCATAGGCTACGTGGACATGGTCCATATGGTTCGGAATTGTCCAGGGAACTTTAACACCGTTTTTGATGCTGAAGCCGAGAGGGGTATAGTAAAGCTCGGCCATACGTCTACCAGAAGTGGATGCCAACTGTTGAGCGTAAGCTAGCATCGAACTTGAAGAGCCTCCAACGTCAATTGCTCGCCCGGCATAGTGGTAGGAACCGGGTGCATGCTTCCCGCCTGTTGTCGATGTTATCACTAATCCCATGTTCTGTGCAAGAGAACTTGCAGCCCCCAAGCCCCCTGACATCATTCCAAGGGCTCCACCCATCATCCCACCAGCAGAAGAAGCAATCTGTGAAATTTTCTGCCCTAGACTTGCAAACATTGAAAGACTTCGGTTGTGATTGTTATTTATCTGGCCTTGAACTTTAGAGAACATTTCACTATTGTATTCTTGTGCCTTTGAGAAGGCAGACCCAAGGCGGTTTAGCTGGGACTGAGACTCAACTACTTGACCTGAAACTTTAAACAAACCTTCAGTGAACCGCTTCCCGTTGTCTGAGTAAATCTGGTTGTTCGTGTTTATCGTGTTCGTGAGCCGACCGAATCCCTCTCTCAGGGTGTCCATGAAAGCACCCATGCCGAGACCACCTGCCGCTGGAATGACTGTCTCACTACTGTTTGCGATTACAAGACTAGATCCGGAGGGTTTATTTCTCATTTCTTGAGAAATTGCATCTCCGAGACCACCCTTATACCGGACCCCGATAGAGCCTAAAGGGGAGTTCGTTGCAAGCGGAAAGGGTGTTACTTTTCTCTGCTTCGTTCCCCCCGTCCCGTAGTCAGAAGTTTTTCCACCTTGTCCTGGAGCAGCTGCGATATTTCCCGGAATTTTGCTTTCTATTATACGGCCAATAGCGGTAAATAAATTACCGATTGCACCCACAATAATTCCCCCAAACCCCATTACACTCTGCACGACTCCCTTTAGAACTTCACCTATACCCCAAAAAATCTTCTTCACCCCTTGAACTATTCTGTCTTGGTCAGCAGTGAACATTCCAACCAGAATGTCCCAAATCCCCGTGAAAAAGTTAGTGAGACCCCTCATGATGTTTGCTAATCCTTTCAGGAAGTGCCCAGCAGCAGCTACAGCCCAGTTGGTGCTTTCTGTTAATCTACCACCAGTGTTCGTTAACCAGTCTGCTAACGCTCTCAAGGGTCTTTCAAAGACAACAAAGGCTGCTACCAGTGCAGCAGTTATTGTAGTCACACCTAAAACTGTCGCCAGTAGACCTCCCGCACCAGCCGCAGCACCACCGGCAGCAGCCGCAGTCCCTGCAGAACCCGCAACAGACCCCGAAACTGCCTTAAAAATTGCATTCGCAATTAATGGAGTGGCAGAGGATATCACGGCACTTATGAGAGGGGGACCGAAGATGGCTCCAATGAAGGTTAAAACCAAGGGTCTGATCGGCTCATAAGTTAATACGCTGAAGATAAACTCAAAAAGCTTCCCCACTAAGGTTGATATTCCGTCTCCTATACCTTTCTTTGCCGCGTCTAGAGCACCAGGCCCCGTGAATGCTGACATGAAACCTTTCATAAACTCACTTTGAGCCTTCCCCATTACACTATTGGGGTTTTTTATCATGTTTGCAAGATCCCCCATGATTTGACCTACTGTCTTAAAAATTTCTCCTACTATTCTGCCAAACCCTTCAGCTTGGGTCATTTTCTTAGACGGGTCTTTTGACCTTATATTAGAGGCTACATTGCTTAGTGTTTCCCCCAAGGGACCGAACACAGTGTTAGTGACTTGTATAGCTGCCAATGCGAAGTCAGTCCAAACGGGGCCTATAGAATTTAAAGCGTCAGTTAAACTCCTCACCAAGTTAGAAAAAGCATAGCTGAACGCCTTGAAGGGGGTGCTAATTTCGTCTGCTCCGTCTTTCGTCAGTTGATCTCTTGTGAGTTGAGCTTGTTCAATGTTCGCTCTAAGTTCCTTAGCTCTTTGTGAGTCCGCTGAGACATTTTCCAGTTCCAAGCGGTACCTATCTATGCGTCCATTTTGTATTTTTATGATTGCATCATTCGCCTTCTTCTGTTCTTCTTTGGTGAATGTAACAGACATGCCTAAAATGCCTACCGAAGGGTTAAAAAGTGTATCCTGAAGACCTTGTAAAGAACCTGTTAAACTCTGAGCCATAGCTTTAGTTGACTCACTTGACATTGATTTATTGAAAGCATCCATCATGGCTTTCATCCTAACCGCGTCTGTGGCGGTCATCATTTTAGCTGAACGCATATTCCGACCTGCAAAACCTGCTTCTTCAAGATTCTTCATCAACATAATGTTGTCAGAGAAGAAGTCAATAGTGGTATCGATTTTTCCTCGGGTGACTAGACCCTCAATACCTGCTGCTACACGGAAACCCGCAGAACCTGTTCCCTGGGAGAAAAGAGCCGCTTTCTCTAGAAAGGCTCCATAGTTTTTGGCTGAAGCTTCCAATTTTTTCGGGTCGATATCCCTCATTTTGGTTCCCTTAGCCACCCCTTCTGCAGCCAACATGAGGGGTCCCATCGTATCCAAAGTGTATCTCTGAAGTTCAACAACTTTAGCCGTAGGTGCTGAGGACTGCCGTATCATTTCCGACACAACTTGGTCGTACTTTTTATACATTTTCTGAGAGTCTTTGAAAGACCCTTCATAACCCTTGAGCCTAAAGGACCCTTCAATACCCGAAGCAGCTTTCACGTCGGCAAGTTCATCCTCCATTGACTCTTTGAAAAGCCTGGCTATTGAACCTGCCCCCTTTTGGGCGGTCCCTAGCACGGTTCTCATGCCCCTTTCAAATCCACTCGCCATCGCATCCCCGAACTTACCCAGTGCGTCGGCCTTCAAGAGAGTGGTCATTAAGTCATCGGCGTGACGATTAGCTCTTCCTGCTGATTCTCCTATGCCTTCAACTTCGCTGCGGGTTCTGGCCGCCGCTCTAGCAGCTTCTTCCAACGAGTCCGTCAGACCATCTAATCCCTTGACTCCCTCCCCAATTTGGGACACAGTGTCTCTAACTTTTCCTGCAGCTGAAGCTGCTTCGTTCAAATTCTTTGTGACTCCGTTCATGGGTTTTGAGATTAACCCTACTCTGAAGTTCAGATCATCAAAACTTTTACTTAAACTCTTCAGCTCCGAGTTGGCAGACTTAAATCCATCTCGTAAAGAAGTAGCGACGTTATTGTTCTTAAGGGGGTTGCTTAACTTGGCAATCTCCTTATTTAGGTCTTTTAACTTTTTGGTAATCTGATCGTCAAACTTACCGATCAGTGTAAAAGTTTTATTATCCACCATTCGCGTTTCTCGTGCGGTGCTAGCCTTGTATTAATTAGACTTTACCCCGCAAAGGTTTAAGGTATCTTTTGTCCCCGGTATTTGGCACTATTAAAGGTGTAAGCTGCAACATTTTGACCCTCACTGTTCCGTGATATGACAACATTGGTTGCTCCTGAGGGAACTCCCGGTATTTTCGCAGTTGGAGAAACATTCTGGTTGGCGCTACTTCTCACACTGCTCCCTCTCCCTCTCCCAGTCTCAGTGGTTGAATTCGTGGGTCTAGCCTCCACAACTTTGGCAACAGCACCCAAACTCGAAGTCGTGCCCGAAACCGTCTTGCTCGCCAGGTCCCTGCCGTCATCAACTTGGTAAGGAGGAACTTGAGAAAAGGAAATGTCAACTTTGGCCCGAGTTGCCAAACCGGTCAAGTCTCTCATTTCCTCTTTAACCTTCATTTCCTTGATTACGAAACAGCCACCGTCAACATCCCCGTATCTTTTGTTGTTCGCGTAAATCCAGTACACGGGTACTTTCACATATCCGTTTTTTGTATCAAGGGAAAAGTTTAAGAGGGTTTCTAAGTCAGAAATTTTTCCTTCGATAGTCTTACCTCTTGTAAACCCCTCTACCAGGGCATTCGACATGCTCAGCTCTCTCATTCCTCGGCTGCCAGACACTACAGGTGGGTAGTTGGTGCCGAAAATAGGCACCCGGTCTACTTGAGCTGCAGTCGACCACGAAATTTCTTCGGGAGCACAGATAAAATTCCACACTGAACTTTGAGAAGTGTCCGAAGAGAAAGGTTGCCCGACCAAGGAATACCCTAGGTTCTGGGGAACTGTAGACAAAGCTTTAAATGCGTCAGGGCTGCCGAAAGGGACGCCACTACTTGAACCTGCCGAGATAGCCTGAAAGTCTAAGTCAGTAAGGAAAGTTTTGGACGTATTTTGAAAAGTTTTTGAAAACTCCCCGACTGAAAGGGCAGGGGCACCACTAGATGACGGAACACTCTGACCGGCTGGTATGGAAGTTGAAACACCACCAGGTCCATTTCCTGAAACTTGGTCTTTGACCTCAGCTTGAGCGCCAGTCGTAGCAGGTTTAATAGAGAAAACAACGTCAGGTCCGTTAGTTCCAGAGTTGTAGGCGAATCCCTGATAATCGGCATCAGGTTCATTTCTAGCGCCCGGAAAGAACTTCGTCGGGCTGCTCGTGGTTGCTGGGAAGATGCTACCTAGCAAGTTCTGAGTCAAATTGTTGGCCGCACCGGTCACGAGGTTTTGGACCAAAGGTCCCGCAGGCCCAAGAGCCTTAGAGTTTACGACGGAAGAGGTCAGCGCCTGAGAAATGGCCTGCCCACCTGCTGAAATCAACCCTGGAGTTGCAATTGTTCCTAGAAAGTTCGTTAGAGTCTGGGGGTTCAAGCCCAAAGAATTCGCCCACTGGTTTGATAAGTTGGGACTTAAAGCTACGCTGATTGTCGAGGAAGTCAGGTTGTTGATTAATCCACTGGCTACGCCGCTTAAAGAGCCAGACCCCAGGGAAACAAGGGGAATCGGTCCGGAAAAAGCCATTACTTCCACCCCTGACTGCGAACACTTTTAACCTTAGTAGATTCTTTATTGTCCCTCTTCGCATCCTTCACAATCTGCGGAATTTTTTCAAGAGACGCCTCTTCCATGCGATAAGTGCATATCCAACCTTGCTCGGTTGGAGCAATCTCAAAGTGGAACCGATGGTTCTCATATTGAAAAGTTCCCGTAAAAGTGCCGTCTTCTACTTGTAAGAAGTCGTTTGAACTTGAGGGGTACTTGCCTTTTGGGTCGCGAACGCTGTTTACGGTGTCACCAAACACGCTCTCTATCACTCCCTTCAAAACCCTCTCTACTTTTTCTGCAGTGCCTAGGTTGTCTTCAACAAAGTTCTCAGAGAGATTTTCAAATTCCTCTGGATAATTTAGAAGCTTGTACGGATCTATATTTTCTATAACGTCAACGGCGGGCCAGTGGTCCGGGTCAACCTTTTGCAATGATTCTAGGGTTTCATCTAACTCTTCTGGACTCAAATCTACTGCACCGTCAAGCTTAGAGAGTGCTGGAACCAGAGAGATATCCCCGTCAGCAAAGTCATGGTGGAAATTATCAAGATAATGCTGAGGAATAGCTGAAGCATTTCCGCCACACGCTTCAAGAAGAAGGTGAGCCATCGGATTACATTGAGCAAAGTAGGCAGAGTCGGACTGCATCCGTACGTATTCATTCTGCCTAGTTTTACCCGTTTTACAGCCTCACCGGTATGTCAATACCGACTTTAGCGAATTCTTTGTAAGCTTGATCAAAGTGAGAAGTTTTTACATTAGCAGAGGGGTCATTCAAACACTCTTCAAGTTTGGGGTACCACGGAGCAGTTCTTTCTATGGTGTATTCTGTATGAGGTTCACAAAGGTCGAAAAGACACTTCGGGGATCCGGGGGGTAAATTGTCGGACGAATCTCCATGTTTAACTTTCCAGTCGGCCAAATTCTTCGGGTGGTCAAGGTCGTAACCCATCCTATGTTTAGTATGCTCAATAACCCCTATATTGCCTACTAATCTTTCCTGAATCTTTTCTTTAGGGAAAGGAACACGGGTGTTTGCGAAATAAACTTTCATGTTTTCATCGACCAATTGAGACCAATCTCGGTCTAAAGTTGAAAGCAAAATCTGCCTCTCTCGTACCACAGAACCTGGGGGACTATTGCGAGACAGACGGTATATGGCCCCTGCCACATCATCTGCTTCAAACCCTTCCTGAGAGAACACAGGGTAGTACTTGTTAACGTACTCCCACCCTATGTTAAAGATGCGCCAAAACGTCTCGGTTTTTTCTCCACGAGTTCCCTTGTAATGGGTTGGAATTTCCGACAGATCTTTTCCGTCTTTCTCCGCAAAAGCTAGCCAAGCCGACTGCACCTCTGCAGACCGTCTCATGAAAGTGTCGCGCCAATAGTTACCTGTATCCGAAAACCTGCTGTCTGCAACAACAACAATGCGGTAATCGTACCTAGGCAACATGTCCGGCCCTCTATTAATTTTCAAGGCCCAGCAACCCTTGATCAGCTTATCTTCTACTTCTTCACTGACAGATCCCTCAACTTTTTCTTCGAACCACTTCTTCACATCGTGCAAGTACACGTGAAAATCTACTACCACCAAAGGAGCAGGGTTGCTATCGAGTTTGAAGTAAGATTCAAGCTTGGGTCGGATGGGTTGAATTTCACTCATGAAGGGGTTGTAACGGTAACTCCTATATTATTGTGAGTTACCGTCTTTCGTAAACTACTCGGCTTTTGGCATAGGAAGGTCGATGTAGTAGGCTGGTAAGCCAACTTCTTCCTCTAAGAATCTTGAATCTGGCAGGCTAAGCCATTCTCCGGATTTAAACTGCCAAACATCGCAGTCTATGGTGTTGTAACTTCCTGATCTATCTGGAAATGCAACCAGATACTCTCTATCAACGGATGGAGAATCCTCAGCAATTTTCCAGAATCCCTTTGCAATTTGGTTGTTCATTATTCAGAGAGTCGATTTTGAAGAAGGGTGATAGTAGTTTTCAAGCCCGCAATCTCGTCTTGAAGAACTGAAATTTCTCCTTGAAGTTGGGCGATTTGCTCGTCGTACTCTTTGTCTTTGTAAAGAAGACCGCCAGTCTGACTGTCAAACAATGAGCTGTAAATAGTGGGGAACTGAGTTGCAAATACGGAACGCACTGCTCTTGCAAGTTCCACGTGCTCCCATTGAGCCACCCCTTGGTCGTCCCTCACATTAATGTAGTGAATGAACGATCGAACACTCCCCGTGATGTAGAGGCGAGTGTAAACACCCTCCGGAAGAACGAAACGAGCCAATTCTTTGGCTATACCTTTGTTCAGAAGGTTGTTGTAGGCAGTGATGGAAGCTTTGTAAGCAAACTCGAATTCTGACCACATGAAGTCTGTGAGACTTGCGTCTTCTGCTACGAAGCTATTCTGCCGGTTCTTGGTGTCTTGGAGCCTCGCTTCTTCGGGCATATAGAACAGATCTTGGTAGGCGGGAAGATCTTCTGTGTAGTTTTTCATGAAGCCTTGATCTTCATACCTTCCAGAAAATTGCTGGAAGCAAAAAGACCGGTGGCGTAAAGCCTGGATAGAGATTGCTAGGGGTGTGACAACTTCGACGGACATGGTGGCCTGCTCAAAGATGCTCCAATGGCCTTCCTTAGCGCAGTACTTAAGCAGTCCTGAGATCTTAGGGTTGCTCTGATCTTTGCTAGTTACTCTGGCAATGTAAGCAATGTGCTCTTCTGCGTGAGGTGTAACGGTAACAAGACGAGATTTACTCGATCCTTCAATGAACCAGGGATTATTGTTTTCCACCTCAGTTCTCCACATCTGTTAAGGATAAATTGTACAGACTACCATCTTTCAAAGTGGGGTAACAGTTTTTTCCGAGACTAGGGGAAGCCGTGAAGTGTGCAGGTGTGTCAGGGCGGTCATTGGCGTGAACAACCTCGAGAGAGTCGCCATGGTCAAGAGGGTACTCCATCACTCGAAGAAAACGCTCAAAGTTCCTGACAATTTGGTTCATGTCCGCTTCTGAAGAAAATTGCATAGAGACCCTGCTTTCATCTGGGCCATTATTAGGGGGATCGTAGGTGATCGTGATTTTACCGAACATGGTTGTCAAAAGTCAAGGGAAACTTCTTCAGAATTAAGGGTAGCCAAGTCAATTCCTTTGGCCATCAATTCCATGATACGAATCGTGGAAACGCAGTCAGACAGAGCGTCGTGAGCAGGCAGCCCTGAGAGGTTTGGAAGTTTTTGCCAACGAATTCCTTGTTTAGAATCGTTCCATTCTCCTTTCCACTCGGAGTATTTATCCATAGCACAAGATGCGCCGGCAATTTCAGGTTTACCGATTTGGTACTTCCCAAACAGGTGAATTAACAACTTCCAGTCAAAGTCCATATTATAGGAAATAACGTGCTTCCCCTCAAGAATGAACGATATTAGTTTCGCTACCTGGGGGAAAATGGGACTATCCGCCACCATCTCGTTGGAAATACCATGAATGTTAACCAGCTCGTCGCTCATTGTCTGAGCGGGCTTAATCAACATTGAAAATAGGGGTCGTGTGGCTGAGTTCGTGATCGTAAGCTGCACGATTTCCGTTGTCGGATCGTTTCTTAAAATGCCAGTAGTTTCGCAGTCAATGACTACTGTTTTCGGATCAGATAGGCGTTGCTGAGCCCAATCTGAGGACTTTTGCTTGAGTTCCTTAAACTCTAACTCTGTTGGTTTCACTGTTTGATTAAAGGGGTAAATGCGGTGCTTCCGCTTCGATTCCATCATAGCCCTCTTGATCAAGGGGTATACCCTCTTCTACCTTGTATTCCCTTTCTATTCTCTCGTGCCACTCTATGATTTTAGTGAAGGCAACAATCAGGTCCGTCGCATAACCCTTAACCCGTTCGCGGTCACCGGGTCCATCTTGCAAAATAAATTCGAAGTAGTTCCTCCCTTCGAAAGTCTGGCTTTTGACTTCAATTTTCATAACTTTGAGTGAGAGTTATAGGGAGAACTCCGAAATCTTCCAATCCAAACAGCCCTCTGTCAATTGACTTTCCTCCAATTCTTTTGTATGAGTAGACTTTTCCTATAAAGTGAACCCGCTCGTTCTGATCGGGTATTCTTCCGGCTTTCTTAAACTGGCGTTTTAGAACCCAAAGATGGTCCACGTAAAGGGACTCACCAAGAGGGAGTGGAGTGACGATCACGTTCACTAGGCAGATAGAGTCTAGGTCTTTTCTCTTCCCGTGGGGGCGAAACTCCTTCACTCTGCCCGAACATTCTACCTCAGCCCCAAGCAGATATTTTAGGTCTGCGCGTTGTCTGATAACTGAGGTTTTTTCTATCACATTTGTGGCGAGGCAAGAGCTGTTTCTATCTTAGTGTCCCAGGGAGGGGGTAAAGTTTGTTAGATTAAACCCACTACATGAGCAACACAATAGGGAAAGAAACGTTCGGACTAACTAAGAAAGACTACACGGAAAAGTTAAGTAGAGTGATTGAAAACCACAGGGTGAATTCGCGGTTGGTTGGCGAACCTAGGGACTTTGTTTTAAGATCTTGCAGACTTTCCCCAACGTGGCAGAAGTTGTCAAATGACCCCGACGTTACTGTTTACTTAAGGAATGTAGAAACTGCAGGTGGGCGGAAAATTAAAATGATGAGCCTTGAGCGAGGTAGCTCAAAGCAACCAGTACCGAAGGCCAAGCTAATTGACTATTTGTACCCCGCCAAGAAGATAGCGACAAGCGCGAGCTTAGAAGAGAGACATTATAATGCTGTGAAGGCTTCCATGAGGAATGCGGTTTCATCTCAACTGAAAGATTTTCGAGATTCCTTGGAACTTCCCGTAACTTGTTACTTGACGGGGAAGAGTATTCGAAGAGGTATGAGAACCGACGTTGACCACGTGGGGCTTTCTTTCGCGGAAATTGCCGATTCTTTTATAAGGTTAAATTCTTTAACATACACGGATGTTTCTCTAACGGGACCCCCAACTGCTAAGAAGTTCAAAGATGAGGTTCTGTGGAAAGACTGGAAGTTGTATCACGAGGCGAAAGCTAGACTCTCTTTAGTTTGCTCTTCAGCTAACCGTTCCAAGGGGTGTGAAGGTTACGAAACCTCTTCAGAACTCTTTGGCTCTTTTTCCCAGCAAGACCCTGAAGACCTTTCACTAGAATTTTGATTTCGATTACCCAATCCCGGGATTAGTAAGGGTCACATCTACGGAGGGGTCGCATGACGGTCTAACCCAATCTCGCTGAGTTAAAGCGATTAATCAGCGGGAATCAAGCTAAGAAGCATATCAACAAATTCCCCTGGAAGGTGCATCATTCTGGCTGCAGCAGCGAAGTTCCGGATGATGGCAGGATCGGTCTGCACAGAGTTAAACACAGATGACAAGGAAGCGTAGAAGGGGCGAGAATCCGCACCGTGAATAACCTCGTTCAATTCAGTTTGGAGTCCTAAGGCATTAACTGGGTCAGAAACAAGGGCCTGTGTAATGATGCCTTTAAATTCAGGGGAACTTTGGGATAGCAACTTAAAAGCTACCCAGTCAGGTTGCGGAATAGGGCGGTTGATAGCATCCCACTCAGCGATTTCCTGTTCGGTTGCATCGCGGGTAATCCAAGTTTGTTCCCATTGACCTTCAAAGTTCTGAACAGGTTCAGATTCGCTGATTCGTTGGGTGCGAGGGTCTTCTAGGGCGGGTGGCTCTGTTGGGATAACAAAGAAGCAGTCAAAGGGTTGTAGGTCTTCTTCTGAAGGGGATGCCGGGAAGGAGATATTGGGATTTTCTAACCGCAATAGCGAAAGACTATACGGGTAGATAAGGTTGGAGCCGGGTTTTGCTAGGGTGTAGTTCATTGGGCCGTATCAGTTGTTGTGCCTGTTAATTTGATTGCTATGTTAGGGTCTTACCCTTGATTTAAGGCTGGGTCTTCGGCAACCGGGTTGGTGCTAAATTGGTGCTAAATCGATGTAAAAGGGCACATCGCCCCATAACCCCCCGGCCTAAATAATTGGGTACCGGCAGATCCAAACTCCAGAGCCTCCGGCGCCACCTAAGCTAGCGGTCGGAACTACACCACCCCAAACTATACCACCACCTCCACCACCTCCCAGCCCATCGGTACCAGCGATACCATTTCCTGCACCAGTTCGGCCGCCGCCGCCCCCACCACCGCTGCCACCCGTTGCGGCCGGCGTGCCCCCCTGGGAGCCACCGCCACCTCCACCGCCGTACCGGGTGTTGATGCCTTTAATCGAACTTTCACGACCAGCACCGCCGTTGCCACCAAGACTCCCGAAACCATTCCCACCAGCGCCACCAGCACCACCGCCACCGCCGCCACCTCCCTGCCCAGCACCACCGCTCGTGCCCGCAGTGCCACCAGCAAACCCGCCATCATTTCCTATGCCGCCAGCACTACCGGGGCGAAACGCTCCGCCACCGTTGCCACCAGCTCCGCCATTATTCGGGGCCGCTTGCCCTAAGAATCTTGCTCCACCACCACCGCCTAACGCGGTTATCCCAAGGGCCGAAGAGTTTCCACCAGTTCGCTGAAGAACCGTGTACTGGCCGTCAGTACCACCAAGACCGCCGCTACCAATGGTAATTGTATAACTTTGTACTGTGACCAGGGAGCTTCCGACCTTGACGCCACCGCCGCCACCAGCACCACCCCCGCCGGTTGAGTTATCTCCACCATTACCACCACCACCACCAGCGACGAGCAAGTATTCAACCGTGGCCCCCGCCTCGGCGAATGTAACAACAAATGACCCAGAAGCCGAAAATGTGTGAACTTTATATTTCACTCTTGAAATGGTGATTATTTCTTCCGTGCCGCCTGTAGCTTCTATTATTTTGATAGGTTCAGCAGGGGAGTTGAACCCAGCAGCCAGTAAAGAGCGTTGATTGTTCATGATTATGCTGTTAGTCTCCCATACAAGTAAGAAACATCAATAACTGTCCCCCCACCAACAACCGTGATGATTAAAGTCTCAGTTTCATTTGGCGTTGGTATAATTGCCGTATCTCCGTCCCACCTCACCGTGTAGCCAGTGTTACCGGGAAACCAATTTATGGCCCCAGATGTATATGCAAACGAGAATACACACCTCCAGACTGTCCCGGTGGGAATACTCGTGAGGTTGGAAAGGTTTACCGTCGTAGCGCCTGCAATGGCCGCACTCGTTACAAACTCATTCCCTAGAGTTGCATTCAGGGTATAGGTCCCGGCAGATGCCGTAATTGTCGTTCTAATTGAATATTGGGTACCGTAGGTTACACCCGAAACTGAACCCCCTGTAAAAGAGACATTTGCAGAACCTAGAGTAACCCCGGAGATTGCTCCACCTGTGATGGCTACGTTGTTAGCGGCCTGCGCTGCCATGGTTCCAGCACCTGATATTGTGCTAAGCGCTTGAGTACCAGTATGGTTAGCGCGATTCAAAAGGAAAGTATCAGTCTGGTTTGCAGTTGCTCCATCTGCAACACCGTTAAGCTTTAATTTATCAGCTGCACTCATGGTCCCGCGAGCGGAAGTTGTTGCTGCTGCGATAGACAAAGTCCTCACATAGCTCCAAATTCCTATCCCGTTTACACTAGCATTGCCGATAACACTTAAAGGCCCACCGAGTTCGGTAGCCACGCTAGTAACATAACGACTACCGGTGTACTCCTTAACAGCGAACTGAGTTGGTACGGTATTCCCATCGGCAACCCCTGTACTTGCGATTAAGCTTGTGTTATTGCTAACCTCGCGAAGCTGCTCGCCGACTGTGCTAATACCGCCGTTTCTGCTGAATGGCCCGATGAAATTCAAGCCCGACAAGTTAAACTGATCTGTATTAATTGTAACAGCGCCAGTGGTACCGTCTACATTAAAGCTGTTTCCGACTGAAAAGTTTCCAAGTTCATCGGTGTTGCTGCTAAATACTCTACCGTTGTTCGTTTCAATTATGTGGTTGGCAGGGACGGGTACCCCTCCGTTATATGGTAAGGCATCATAGTTTGTGCCAGAGCCAACATATTCAAAAGTGTGGCTTGGGGCGCTAACTTGGCTTCGGTTTCTAAAATCAATAACTTGGTTGGCATCGATCGTATTTTTTAGGCCCCCGTTAGTTCCAGAATAGAAGTTAATTCGGTAACCCGCTTGATTAGGTGCGTTAAACGGTACAGGATTTCCGTTAATATCAATCGGAACACTACCTGTAATCACGTAGCCCGAAGTTGGGCAAATAAAGTTTAGGCCCTCAACCGTGACGGTTCCAGAAGACGCCCCAGGCAAAGGGGTTACGGTTGTGATCGTTACGAGCCCAGTGTTTTTAACATAGGTACAATCTGCCACCCCATAGTTAGTTGAACCGATAGTGGCCGTACCACCTGAAACATATTCGTGTTCTGGGCCAGAAGGAGTTGCCGCAGCTTGATAAGTGAAGGTATTGGCGCCGACTTTTGTATAGGAAAACGCTGTAGCACCACCACTTGGGAAAGGAAGTTGAGGGAATAGTAAAATACCGGAACTAGGGCGGCTAGAGGAACTACAAGTGAAAAACAGATTCTGCATCGTCACTTGTGCGCCCAAGGTAGGAGCATAACCTGCAGCTGTCAGGACCGTGGAGCCAGTCAGGTTGTTGTAAGTACAACTTGTGACTGGATAAGTATTAGCGCCGATGGTAACAGTTCCGCCACCGATATACTCGTGCCTGATGGAGCTGGTACCTATGGTTACCGTGAAGCTAGACCCTGCGGATGCACCACCTCTAGCTGTGATCGTGACGGCATTTCCAGGACTTCCCGCGCCCCCTGCAGTAGGGTATTTGAGTTGTCTCCCTAATCTATTAGCACCCAAGTCTATTACATCAATTTCGGTGTCCCCCTGGCGAATAACTGTGTAAGTCCCGGTAGCAGTTCCGGAAATATCAACTGGAGGTCCACCTTGGGTCAAAGAAACTCTGAAATCTACCGTAGTGAAACCACTGGAAATCACAAAGTATTTCGTCCCTGTTACTATGTTATCCGGGAAAGTTCCTTGCGAACAGTTAAAGACAACTTGGTCGTCAATTGAGAGCCCATGCCCCAAAAGGTCGATGCAAGTTATCAGATCGGTAGAAACATTAAATGTAACACCTTTTTCAATCCTGGACGCACCAAATGCGGACACCCGTGCTTTTGCGGTGTACAGGGGGGATGGGGAGTAACCATCGGCCATTAATCCGTATGTACCAAAGTCACTAGTACCACCACCAGAAAGGTTAACTTGGCCTCCGCTTTCAGTACGAACATGGTAGATACAGAAAGTCCCGAAGAACGAAACTAACTGCGCGTAACCATCATTTTTGACAAGGCAACCCGGACCACCGAGGTTAACCTGCGTGAAGCTGTCCACCACCATTGATCGGATGGGGCTATTTTTAGCACAGGATGCACCATCAACAATGATTCCACCACCTGTATCACCAGTTGACTGGGAGCCTGCGTTACCGTTGTCGTCTTCTGCAGTCAGGGAGGTACAGTTTTGGATGTAGGGGGATTTGAAAATGTAAGCCCCAGGGCCGACAGCTCCTAGTGCAGTGTTATCAGCAGTTTCATCAAAGCTGACGGACCAGGCTTGCTTCCCAGTAGAGCTATCTGCTTGATGCCCCGCAAATTCCAGACCCCAACACCAGAATCCACTATCTACTTTGAAAATATCATTATATTCTTGACCGGCTACAGGTTGTACCCGTGCGTTACGAAGACCCTTACCCAAAATGCCAACATCACGCTTCCAACGAATAGGGAGACTCGGTTCAGTATAAAGACCGGGGCCAACTTCAACCAGATCCCCAGGTTGGGCCGCTGCTGCTGCTGCGCCAAGTGTTAGTAACGGTTCCCCTAGAGAAGTTCCATTGTTGCTGTCGCTAGCGTAAATACTCTTGGAAACATAAATCCTATTACTATCTCTGAACTTCAGAAGTTGCTGTTGCAGGGTGGCAATGTTTGTGTTCGCAGTAGATAAACCTGAACTTATAGTTCCTATGTTGGTGCTTAAGAGACTGATTGCCTTTGGGGTGGCTGCCAATGTCTCGGAAACATCAGTCAAAGATGACGAAAGCTGGACTTGCCCCTTTTGGGTAAGGGATGCGTTCAGATTGAATCTTTGGGGATTCCCGGCAGAATCTGTGAAGATAAGGAAGGGGTTACTAGCCGTATTGGTAAGGGATAGGTCTCCCAAATCCCCGGTACCGCCTCCACCTTGGATAGCAATCCAAGCAGACCCGCTCCAAATTTTGAGTTCTCCATTAACAGTATCATACCACATTTCCCCGATGCAGTTTCCTGCAAATAGCGGTGGCAAGACTCCGGAATTAGGGGGTACAGGGCCAATGTGACAAGGCCCAACTTTCCGAAGGTTACCGGCTGTGTCAGAGAAATATAAACCTGGCTCAGCAGGATTAATGTTCGCAGCCAGTTGACCCGGTAAAAGAGTTGCAGGGTTGGCCCGCTTCTTTGCCTCTAGACTCCTTAGGATTTGGATTGTTTGGGGCATGGTGACTTAGAGTTCGTTTTTAGTCCTTATAGTGAGTTATACCCGCCCGTTTAAGGGGGAAGGTGACCAGGTTTAGATAGTTTCACCCTTTCCACAGGGCTGGGAGCTAGTTCGTTTTGCGAAGCAAAACTTAGTTTGTGTATACGATCCAACCTTTTGCAACTAGGGATAACTTAGCCGTCAAACCAGCACCGCTAGGCGCAGCTGAAGTTCCGTTGTCAAGGTGGACTGTACCGTTGCTTTGACCGGCAGTGTCAAGAGACACGAGAATGTTGTTAACGCTTGTTTGAGTCAGGGCGCAGTACCCCCATGCGAAGGAGAAGTTAGTTGCGGTGCAAGTATCAAACATCCCTGCTGGGAAGGATCTTAGGGCAGTGCAGCCGTCCCAAGCACTCTGAAAGTTAGTTCCGGAGCTTAGATCTAAGGTTCCGGGGAAAGAGGTTAGACTGCTGCAACGGGTCCAAGCACTCTGAAAGCTAGTTCCAGAGCTTAAGTCAAGGGTTCCCGGGAAGGATCCTAGGAAAGTGCAGACGGACCAAGCCCCCTCAAAGTTAGTTCCAGAGCTTAAGTCAAGGGTTCCCGGGAAGGATCTTAGGGCAGTGCAGAGGGACCAAGCACTCTGAAAGTTAGTTCCAGAGCTTAAGTCGAGAAGAGGGAAAGATATAAAGCCATTGGTGCAGTTGGACCAAGCACCCTGAAAGTTAGTTCCAGAGCTTGTGTCAAGTGGGGGTAAAGATGTTAAGCCGCTTGAATGCCAAGTGAACTGGAAGTTAGTACATGCGCTTGTATCAATACAAGGGAAATCCCCTATTCCTGGGCAGTTGCTCCAAGCATAAGCTAGGTTAGTAACACCAGCAGTATTCACGTTTGTATTGCAGTTGTATGGTGGGTATGTTACCGGAAGACTGGGGTATGTGGGGGTGCAAGTTATGTATTGAGTAGAAGTCGCGAAATTGCACCATGCGGACCAACTGGATACAATGGCCGGGGACGACGATGAGCGATATCTGACACGGGCGAAGTAGGTACTATTACCTAGTAAGGTGGGGGAGGCTATGTTAAAGGAGGTTAGGTTGGAAGTGTTTGCTACTGAGTTTATGACCTGTGTGCCTTTATACAGGGTTTGACCTACGCTCCAATCGGGATCACCCGGATTCAGAACCACGGTAGTAGAGTTGATTGAGGAGATTGTTCCTGTAGCAGTATTTATGCCAGAGAGACCATTGGTCACTGTATCCCCGATAGAGAAACCGTCTAAATTAGCCCCGAGGATTGTTAAGGTGGTTGATAGGCTGAGGGATGATACGCCTGTAATGGTGTTAGAGCTTATTACCAAGGGATTGTCCAAAGAAACCTGCCAATCGCTGCTTTGGTGTGACCCAGGGCTGTTAATTCCGGCGTAAGTACTAGATGTCAGGGTCAATCCTGCACTAACATTTACATTATCAGCCCCATCTACAGGGAAGGTGATGGAGGGTGTGGTAATGGAGGGCGGATTAGGGACTGGGGGCGTACCGCCAGCCGAGGATGTCCAAACCCCCTTCGCACTATCCCAAGTATAAACAGCACTGTTAGGGGCGTTATACTGCTGCCCGGGAGTAGGATTGTTCGGGAAATCTAAAATTGGCATTGTTCGTCTTTGCTTTATAAAGAAGTTTTACCCTTTTCCCTAGTCTAGACTACTGCAGTATTCAACATCGGTGACCCTAATATAACTATCAAATAAGGGCCCACATTATACTATTTCACTTTTGTTTGTATTCCAAGTAACTCCTTAAGTTCCTTGATGGTAAGTCCTACTGCAGATAATTTCTCTAATGGAGTCAATACTGGTGGTGCGGGGTACTTTTCTAGTACCCAACTCCCTCTCCAGATCAAGCTATCCCCATTGGGAACTTCCGGCGGTGCTTCTTTGGTTGCGTTATCGGGTGCTTCTAGTGGATTACAGTTTGTTATAATTTGTTGAGTTTCAGTGGAATGATAGATCCCTCTTTGGTCCTCAACAATACTCCAAGAAGTTCCATTAAAGATTTGTATTTGATTTGACCCGCAAGCAGGAGGTTGAATGTTGGTTGCATGAGCAGGAATGAGAAATGCTCCAGGTTCTAATGGAGATTCATCTGCATCCGATTCCTGACAAAAATGCTTATATTCTGGATGGTAGTTGAAGACTTTCATAATTTTCAGTATTTAATGCAAGCAAGAAGTGCTATGTTTCTTGGACGAGTTTCTACACCCCCTTGGTTTAAAATAGCAAAAGTTACTTCCCCAATGCCACTACCGGAAAAATTAGTACTAACACCAGGATCTATTCTACCGGCCATTTTAGTACCATTACTACTATAGGGGTGATTGTGACTCTTAAAGTCGTCTGCCTGAGTTTGGCCAAAAGGTCTTCCGATATCATAAGTTGTTCCATTATCTGACCAGCTACGAATAAATTGTCCCCTCAGGTCTGGAAGATTAAAAGAAGCTCCACTTCCACCAAAGGTATAATTAATTACCGCAAATAATGAGGCATAAGTTGCTGTGGATAGTGAAGCACCATTTGCCTTCAGGTACCCTGCCGGAGCACTAGAAGAGGCATAATAAATGACGGTTCCTGGTGAACCTATTGCTCCTGTAGCCTCGGCGTTCCAAGCCCCATCCGCAGTGCTCCAAGTGTAGGTAACCCCGTTGGGACCTACATATATTTGCCCATTTGTGGGGCTAGTTGGAAAGTTTAACATTGGTTCTCTATTGTATCAGGGGCTAGGGGGCCAATGGGAATACTCTTCGCTATTGACGTATGTATCTAGGCTTTCAGGAGATTCGCACCCTTGGATGGCGTCGGTTTTTGATTCCGCTGCGGTACGAATTGACTCACGCCACGTGATTGTTTCCGGAAGTGCTTCCACACCGGTTTCTGATTGGCGAACAACTACCCAATCAGTCGGTTGTAACAGGGAATAGGCTTTGGAACTTACTGCCTGTTCGTAGGTTGTTTTACTATCGGTCAGGGGCAAAAGTTGAACGGCGTATGCCAGGGTAGCATCGTTGCCTTCGATAACAAAACTTGACTCCAAAGTGTAAATCAGGGGGTTGAAAGCTGGGGGTTGACTGTTAGTGAACTTGTAGAAACCGGCAGCCGCTAGTTGCCCAGGGGTGCTTACGCTAGGGTCAATGCCCCCGTAATAAGCGACCCAGTTTTTGTCCACAACTTTTGAGTCGTTTTCCCCTGCGTTAGAGTTGTAAAAGTAAAGTAAAGCCATTGTTTTCTATTCAGAGGGGAACTTCATACCCGGACACTGTGCAAGATGTCGTCGCGCCTGTGTTAGCAGTGCCAGTGCCAGTGCAAACCACTGAAACGACATCTCCCGGGTTTAACATCACAGATACTGAACGTGAAGCCCCCATGGCCTCCACGGCGGCGGAAACACTTATAAACTCCAATGATAGTACAACATTCGAGTTAACTTTCAGATACGCGAATAAGTTCATGGGGTTGTTTAAGTTTCCCATAGCACCGGTAATATGAACAACAGCATGAGATATGCCGTTTGGAACAGTGTATACAGTAACTGCTGGGTTGCCAAAGGTAGCGGTAGCTGCCCCTAATAATCCAATTGCCATAATAAAATCTCCTTAGTAAATGTGAAAATCAAGTTTGAGACGAATGGCCGAACCACCCGCCGGGGTCTGGAGATGGTTGAGACGTTGAGCTACCCCCTGTAGGAACAACTTGGACCCATTGAGTAGAGTTGCTATCGTTATATAGTACATACAGGATACCGGAGTTAGAGTTCCAGTAAAGAGAACCTTCCGGTAAGCCACTTATTGAAGGTGGGGTGGAGCTTACAATAACGTAAGCCGAGCTACCTCCACCTCCAGACGGCGTAGCCTCAACCCACTGAGTGGAATTTCCGTCATTGTAACGAATGAATAGAGTGCCTAGGGTATTATCCCAGTATAGGGAACCGTCAATAGCCCCGTTTGTTGAGTTCCCAGCTATAGGTGGAGAAGAACTCACCGGAACTTCGAGCTTAAGTGTCGGAGCCGAGAAGTTAATCCCCAGTCCAGCAGTCAGTAAGTTGAGGTAGAACGATGGGGAGAAAGTTGGTGCCCCCGAAACCAAGCCATTTATAGTTAGGTTGTTTACGGTTAGCGACTCAAAACTGTTGGGGAACTCGCCCTGATTTTGACTCCCTATGTTTGCTATACCAGTTGTGGTATTTGTAGTTAAGTCGGTAATCCCTGCGGGACTAATGAGGTATCCTTCCTGATTATACCCCGTGGCATAAACCTTACCTCCCCTGTCGTTCGTGAAGTAGTAGTTGAACTGGTTTTGAGCGGACAGTTCGCCTTGGTATGGGGGTAGGGCCTTAGTATAGTTCAAGTAACCCGACCATTCCCAAGCGTGACCGAACATCCTAACGATTGAAGGTCTTCTGAGCTGAACCCCCCAGTTGGAAAGACCTATAGCGGCCCCGTCAGGAATAAAACCACGCATATCGCTGGAGCTGGCAGGGTTGAGTCTCCTATTCTGGTTCAGGGAAGGTGTCAGAAGTGTGGTAACTTGCGAGGGTGTAAAGCCCATAGCTACCAAGAACTGGTAAACACCTCTGTAGTCAGTAGCAGTAGTATACTGTCTGATGATATCTGTATCAGTCGTCCAAGCTGTGGTCAGATTATAACCGCAAGTTGTACTAGTTTCGTCCCCATCTGTGTCATTATTAAATATAATAATAGGGGCTACATTGCCAAAGAAGTCGTATGCGTTGTAGTCCGAAGCCATGTGGACATAGGACTCGCTCCAGTGGTACTCATCAAAGATGAGGTCAGAGTTCTGAAGGATACAAGTATAGTGTTTCTTATCTTTTTTAACTGTGTCCCCGGGACGATAGAAATTGCCGGAAGACCAGTTGTTGGATGGGTTACCCCTTTCAAGAACCAACTGTGCCCTTTTCAGAGAAGGAAGGGTGCCAGGTGGGATGGAAGCAGAGGACGTAACCAGGACCACGTTTTCATCGGGTATGGTACCAACAACAGCGTAATCTCCAGGGGTGGTCTGCAAGACGTAGTCCCTAAGCGGAGTCCTAACGGTAGGGTTATCGGTAGAAACGTCAATGCTGTACTTTCTACGGTTCTCTGCACGAGTGTCAACAAGACGGCGGATATAGACTCGGTTACCGGCTAGATTTGGTTGAACCACTCCGCCAGGGGATGCCTGACCGGGGTAAGTACCCTGCTGGTTGTTCATTCGGGCAGTGATTGAAATCTGATTTGGCATATCAGGATCCCAAGCTATTGTGTCCAAAGGAGCCCTAAAGTCATACCCGTAAAAGTTCTCTACCCAAAGATAACTACCTGGCTTGAACGTATATTCTTTAGATGCCAAAATCTCAGGAGTTCCGGGGTATAGCTCCGAGTTAATTAGATCTTCGGTCAGCACGATGGTTAAGGTATTATCGGCAACAAAGGAAGCAACGGTTCCTAAATAAGTCCTGGAGATATTGTTTGTATCTTCCTGCAGGTTAGTAGCGACGTTGATGTAAGAAGTGTTCCAATCTGTATCCTGAGGGAAAGCAAACTGTTTGTAACCTTGCGCAATACCTGCGCAACCGCCGAACGAGCTGTTGGAGTTGGTGATAGAAATTTCACCACCGGAATGAGTCCAATGGTGAACTCCCTGGCCAATTGCAAACACTGATACTTCTTGAATGAAAGCATCATTGATTGCCCGAATGTGGAAGCTGCGCTTTGCAGGGTCCATTCGGATGTTGTTGGGGGTGAGTTCAACGTAAGTGTTGTACGCAAAAATCGTATTCTCCCAGACCTTAGTAGTTGTACTATACTGCTGCCAGCAAGTTAGGTCTTTTTGTAGTGAAACACCCGTAAACTGGGAAACCACCATAGATTTGAATCCAGTTACACCCAGACCATCTGCGTTGATGCCGCAAAGGCCATACTTTGACCTAATCGAACAGTTGAAAATATATGGTGAAGAACCAATAATTCCATCTGTGGCAGTGTTTGGGCTTGTAAAAGGCTGAGGTGCAACAATCTCAGTTTCTCCAGGGTTGGCGACAAAGTCTGGAACAATCTGCTGAAAAACGACTTGAACTTTATTATAGTAATTTTCTAGATCAGCATCGGAAACAAAGGAGAAACAATCTAGCAAGTGGTGAGTGAAATTATAGTCTAATTTATCTTTGAAAGAGAAGTTGAAAAAGAATGCTCCACCCGTAATACGGAAGATGGCAGCACGATCATCTTCGATGTTGCCTGTGCCCTCGGGTACATATAGGGGGCGGATGATAGTTTTTCTCAGGTCTTCGCCAATAATCGAAACACCTCGGGGCAGGATTATACCACCTGTCCCAGCACTGTTCATATGCTGTAACTGTAAGTCAGTCGGCACTTGATTATTGGTCCAGGTTGAAACACTGTTTGAACCAGGGTTATTATCAACAATGTGAACACCTGCTGAGCAGTGAATCACAAACCGGTCATAAAAGGTTGGGTTAAATCCTGCACCGTTTTGAACACGAGCAACCTCTAATGCAGCTCTACTGATGGTTTTGAAAGGCTTTTGAGCAGTATAGCCAGCCTGCGTCATTTGGTTGGTGATAACTGGTACTACCGTGTTATCATAGATCCCGGTTACATAAACGTCGCTACCAATTTGGGAGTTAACATATAGAGTATAAGTTCCCGTGAGCAAAGCTTCGTCAAGGTCTGCTGGCCCGAAAGAAGCCTGCAACCAAGAGCCACCTACGTTAATGGAGAGATTATTGCTTTCACTGTTCCAATAAAGACCCCCTTCCGGTGCATCCTCTAGCCCTGTCCCGATTGTAGGTGGAGTCGCAGAAACGGGTAGGGCAGCCTTCAAGTGAACTGCGCCTATACCTTCCTCCATCAAGCCGAAGCCGGGAACCCTGCCCCAAGATAGAATTCCGGTGGAATTAACGAAGAGCTGACCACCATTTATAGGTGCAGCAGGCCAAACGTAGGAGTTATATGCAGCAGGGTTATTTGTCCTTACAACTCCGGTCGCCGAAGAGGAGTTGAAGGTGATGGTGCCGTCTAAGGCAATATTGACACCGGCTCCTGCTTTAACCCCTTGGACTTGTCCGGGTAAAACAGGGCCTTGGCCGCTGTCTCCCATTAGTAGTTGAGCTCTAGTTAATGACACTGTTTTCAGAACTAACGTATATAGTGAACTTTACCCTTTAATCACAACAGGCCTGCTTCGTTAGCCAACGTCAGGACTATGCCAGGACCCCAACGCAAGAAGCTGCTTCCATACTTACCTTGGTTTGGGCAGAAAATGAATTCGGCGTTTGTAATTACCCTCAAGTTCACAAGAGTATCGGACTGAGGGGCATCCGTGGGATCCAAGAAGGTTAGAACTGAGTTTTCAACTGTGTAAGAAACTCCCGGAATTTGAACAGCGCCACCCAAACTTAGTAGAAGGTTATCAGCAGTTACAGTAGCTGCGTTTACAACTTTCCCCCCATACTTCAGAGTGAAAGAGGTCTGAGCCCCATTGAATTCACTGCTGATATCATCGAGGGAATAAACTCCCACAGGGAAAGTTGAACGTAGAGACCAGTAGGAGCCAGAACAAATAGCTCTCACGTCGAGAGTAGTGCCCGCAGGAGGTACACCCGTGAAAGAGAATTGAACTGTTGTTGGGGAAGTTCTTTCTACCGAGTACGAGAATGGTAGAGAAGGGTTCACATTTGAGAGAGGAATTTGCTCAACGCCACCCAAGAAGACAAAAGTGTTGTTAGCAGTGATCTCCAAAGGTACCAGAGAAGCCGGATCAGACGGAATATTAGCAGTGAAAGTAGTTCTTGCCCCATCGAAGGTTTCAACGAAAGCTAATGTAGCGACCGTTAGAGTTCGGCTTGAGTCAACGCTAGTTATGATTCGAACGTTGCTCGACAAACCGGCTACGGGGAGAGTTGTGAACTGAATTCTGTTCCCGATAAGTATGTAGTCTTGGTAAGGTTTTTGAACGGAAGCACCGAGTGTCACTAACATTGACTCTGCAAGCAGCTGATCCGGAGGAATTGCTAAACCACTGCGAGTTAAATCGAAAGTTGATTGAGAGCCATCGAAACTTGACGAGAAGTCGTCGGCAGAGTAAACAACAACTTGTGAGGGGAATTCAACATAAGGTTGTTCTTCATAGATTTGCTGATTGCTCGGGTTTACAATTGGAGCAGTAGATTCGCAATAGTTCGCAGTGAGAGCCTGACGCTGAGGACCAAACTGTACTATTTCTCCCTTGTCGTTAACTCCTATTACCGTGAGTCTTCCACTCCACGTAGTCGTAGCTTGGTAATCCGTGGCTAACTTTCTCGTGAAGTCGTTACTTTGAAACTCAGGAAGACCCCTAGAATAATTGTAGTATCCTGCATAAGCCCAAGTGTGAGTGTTAGCAATTACAATCGAAGGTTGGTTAAACTCCAGGGGCCACTTATCTGTTGTCAATGCATACCCGTCAATCGGTAAATTCCCGGTTAAAGAAAGTACAGATAGTAAGCGTTCCCCCCAGTATTTCGGGGTTAAGTATGGTTTCATAACAATTTGAGAGTAACCCATAACTTCGAAGAAACGGTACATGGCTCTCTTCGTGTTAATCCAGTCAGGGTCGTAAAGTTCGGACTGGGGGATTGGATTTGTACTGCAAACTGCGACTATGGTTTGTTGAGGCCAATCGTTGCCCGGTAAAGTTGTTGGGTAATAACTATTTTCGTAAGTTAAACGAATACCTCTAACAACCGTTCCATTAAGGTTTATCACTCGGATGTACTCAACTCCCGACACAGAGCTCAGTCTCAGTATAGAAACCGTTTGGCGAGGGTTCTCAATATTTACGGAGGATAGAACGGAGAACTCGACTATTGCGGGACGGTATCTTTGCGGGGTTGGAGTCAAAGTTGCCTGTTGCTCTGACTGGATCTCTATCAATTCTGAAACAGTATAAGTTACCTCACCATCCGCCAAATCTTTCAAGCATAGTCCTAATCCCTCGGTGCTATCGTCTCCATCATACACATTCTGAGGAGAGTACGTTGGGTAAGGTTCTGTTGCTCCTCTGAAATAAGTTTGTTCCAGGTAGCCGTCTAAGGCTAGGTAGGAGTCCGCAGCGTAAGAACCTTGGAAAGTTTCTGAGACTTTGTCTTGTCTTTCTAGAACACTCGTGTCCACGAAAGGCGAGCAGGATTCAACAGGCGCAATAGAGTAAGGTCCGAAGCTATCAGTGAAACTAGAAGCATCTCCGTAATAAACACAACCCCATAGGTTGTTTTCGGCCGAGTACCAATTTCTATTCCTGTACGTTGTGTAAGAACCAGCAGGAAGGTCAAAGTTCGGACCTTGCCCCCAGGGACGACTGTAATCTGTAGTCGTAATAGCAACGTAATAAGTAAGGTCCTGGTTGCTGTCTCCTATCACGTAGTTGAATTGGGGAGAAGAACCTTGCCCACCCGTCTCGGTTGCGTCAACTGTAAAAATTCTCCCCCAGCCACCCAAGATTCCAGGGTCAAATTGCACGTTAGGTCTTAGAGAAACAGACCCTAGTTGCTGACTGGTTTGATTCAAGCGCAGAACCGAACCAACTTGGGGCGCGATTGCGTTTGGGAGGGTGTTACGAATGAAAAGACTGTAAGACCTCTCAAAATCGAGTCGTGGGTCTATAAATCTTCTAATGTAGGGAACCCCCAAAACTGGAAGAAGACCTTCGTCATTCGGAATAGTGCTGTCTGAGGATCTGAGTCTAATTTTAGCAAAATTGATGGGGTCTCCCAAACCTGTTATAATTGTGGGACCGCCATCTGTGGCTAGAAAACCCCTGTAGGTACAAGACTCGGTTTCTACCCATAGTGCAGTGCCAGGTGCCAATGAATAAGGCAACAAATAGCAAGGTAAGAAGTCCGAGTTCAGCTCGAGAATTTGCGTATTAGGGTCTTCAGGGTCAATATAGATAGCAGAGATTTTCCCACCGAGAGAGAGGATTTTCTTATTATCTTGGCTCTCTACTTGTGACTTCAGAAGCGCCAAAGGTCTTTGAACACCCTCTAAAACGAAACCCTTTCCGTTGGGCTTTGCCCCTCCAATGGTGTTAATTCCAAGGAAACCTTCGGTCTTAAAGGCAACTGATCCGAAGTTTGTCGTACTATTTGTTAAGCTACAAATACCGCCATTCAAGGCCCAAACACCGATTGCGGGCCCAATGCTGTAAACCGATTGAAATTGTCCGTAGGCACCGTTCCTTACTCTGAACCCGAAGTGCCGGAAGTCTCTTTCAATGTCAACAATCCCTATGCTTGCCCCTCCAGGTTCTGTCAGGTTCTTGTAATAGTAGCGTATGTTATTTATCGGTGTTGAGTTGAGCAGGGAAAGCTGCTCAGAAACAGGAACATCGGCTATTGAAGAGGGACGAAGTTCGACAGGAGTGGACAAGAACTTTGCTTCGGTTAAATTCCACCACTTTTGTTCGGGTAGTCCGGTAGCAGGGTTCACCAAAGTTGTGTAAATTTCGTACACACAAGGATCATTCTGAAGAGAAATCGCTGTGCAAGCATTCGCAATCACTGACTTGAATCCGGAAACTATGGAGCCATCGAAGTCTCCCCAATTCATTCCGTATTCAGATCTCAAGTTAACTTGATTTGCGTAGAAAGACGAGTTTTTAGTTGTGTTGGATCCTTCGTTATTTGGATAAGCCTCAACCGGACCCACAATCACGTAGTCTCCGCTGTTCACTATACTAGAACCCTCTGTAACTCTGCCACCAAAGAAGTCTGGAAAAGCTCTTTGTACTTTTGTGAAGTAATCACCAATGTCTGCCAGAGTAGCATTTTCAAAAACTTTCAACCTGTGAGACGACTTGAGTGTGTTTGTCACTAAAAGTTTAGGAGTTTTACCAGAACCTAAAAGTGGCAAAGCTGTGAATGGAACGTACTCTGACGCAGGGCTTTCGGTTTGAGAGCCGTAGGAAAGGTAGAAATTGTAAGTGTCTAGAGGTATCGCGTAGTAATTTCCGGCAGCGAAAGTTCCGGTGCTCTGGTCTACTATGGGCTCGAAGCTAACGGAAACGATGTCATTGAAGCCGAGGCCATGCGGTCTTTCTGAGCCGAAGACGGCTAGACCGTTTTCATCTAATACTGAAACTACTACTCTAGAAGTTAACTTATCAATGACGGAAAAGTCGTTGGCTAAAACATTTCCTCCACACTTAAGGATTGAACTCAAAGGTTGATCTACACCCTGAGAAGCCGGAGGGAAGGACGGGTTTAAGTAAGTTGGAACGTAAGAAGGCGAAATTATACACTTCTTCAGATCTAAGCCCCGAATTGAAATGCCGAAAGGCACTATAATTCCGCCTTCAACGGGGTTAAACTGCTGAAGTTGTGAAGTTGTGACCGCTGTTTCTGTTGAAGAGGAGAAATTCACGGTGAAGTCAGTGACACTAACTCCGGGGCCGTTGTTCGCTGTAATTACTGAGGACGACAGGAAAATTGTGTAGCGGTTGCTCTCGTCCGAAGTTGAAAAACCAGTTAAAACTCGGCTTATATAAATCTTAGATAGCTCAAGTATTGCACGAGAGAGGGTCTGAAATGGTAGAGCTTGCCCATCATTCCTCAAGGAATCTGTCGAATACTCAAACTCAGGTGCAACGAATACTACGCTACCTCCACCTCCTAAGAAAGGAGAGGCTATGGTACGCCAGTGTTTCTCAGCGTCACCTACATTTAAGGTTCCATCTTCCAGGTCGTACCACAATTCTCCCTTTTCAGGAAAGCTAGTTGGAGAGTAAGGCAATACGGCAGGAGGACCCGCTTTAACTATTTGGCCGTCGGTAGCTTCGAAGAAAATGCCCGGTTCTAAGCTATTCGTATTTAATCCGATTTCGCCGGGGGAGAGGTTTTCTGAAGTTGGACGCTTTCCTGCGATTGAAGAACGCTTCAGGATTATTCGTTTTGCTGACATTTGCTAAAGAGCTTAAGACTGTGTGCAAAGGCACTACACAGTTTTACCCTAGGTCAGAGGTATCTCGCTGCTTCTTTCGCGTCTGAACTCACACCGCTCTTACCAAGTTTCATGGCCGCATTCAACACTTTGTCTGCTTGTTTTATTTTATCCGGGTTACCTCGAACTTTTTTGTAGAGAGCCATTAGCTCTAAATACTTTTGATCGTTTTTCATTAATTTACGCCTTCGTAGAGTAGGGGGATAATCCGCATTGCATCTTTTTTGCTTACTTTGGACCAGGCACCTTTGTTGTAGGAGCTGATGGGCTGGTTTAACTCATGAACCACAAGCTCAGCTATCTCATCCTTGGATAATCCTAGCTTTGCAAGCTCTGCGTATACTTTAGTGCGATTACGAACAACCTTTTCGAGGTTGGTATTGGTGCCACCCTTAAGAAGGTCTTTTATGGGTTGGGTATAAGCTTTATACTTCCTTCCTTTTCGGTCCCCGGAAAAATCATCTAAAATTCGTTTTAGTACAACACCTTGAGGAAGCAATTTTCGATCTGCAAGTATGCCAATGGCCTCTGATAGAGCTGCTCTAGGGTCGTCCTGAGAAAGCCCGAAATCAATGAAGCGAGCTTTCCCCTTATTATCTACAATGACATTTTCTATGTGAGAGTCATTATGGGCAACTCCGCTTTCGTGAAGTCTCCTACGAAGAAGAAAATAAGCGTCTCCAAGAGTTGTACTTCCGACCTTCGTCCCGTATGCGGGATCATTGTCATCAAAATCTCCTACGGCTTTACCCGGAACCCGTGTCATTGCAATTCTTCCTTCGTAGAATTCTATATCCCCTTCTCGCGCCATAACGGTGTATTTGTTGACCTCCGCTGAAACAAACTTCGGAGAAATGTCTTTACCGTTTAACTTTTCTAGAATTTTAACCTCACTTTCACTCACTTCTCCTCTCTTCACTACAAGAGCCGGTGGTGGTTTAGAGAGCATAACGTTTCCGTAGCTCCCTGAGCCCAAACCTTTGGCACCAGATTCGTAAGACTGAGACCAGTCATAATCTTTGCCGAATTTGTCGGTAGGAATGAAATCATGGTCAAACTCTCGAGCGTTCTGTCGATCGTAGAGTACCAAGCGGTCGGCCTCAGTATGCTTTTCCCGAGCATCCATAAGAGCCATTTTAAGTCGTTCGACCCGATCAATCTCCTCATCTGTCATAGAGGGTTGGCTGCTCAACTCAGCAAGTTGGCGTTCTGCCTCCCTCTTTAAGACGGGAAAGTCATTGCCAACTTCTCTTTGAGTTAGTGGGCCCAACCCTAAGGCGTCAATCAGCCTTTGTACAGTCAAACTCGGTTTTTTATCCTCGTTAACCAAACGGAGGAAGATGTCGCCCGCTTCCTCAACCTGCTTTGATACTTTCGGAGACAAAGTGGCTCTGCATTTAACGTTGCGGTTGATGCAAGTGCCACCGCAGCTTTTTCCTTTCGAGCAGCGCCTCATTGTGTCTCCTCTCAGGCTTTGCCTTTACGACCGTTACGCGTAAAGTCAAACTCACCTTCTCCCATAGACTCACTGAAGTCCTGAAGAAGCTCTTGTAAACGGTTAATGCGAGAGTTTACTGAATCCAGTTGCTCTGTGTAAGAAGTTCCCATACCGGCAGCAATGTTGTGGTCGTCTGTTTTCTTTCGAGCAAGGTCAACTGTGGCCATTTTTGCATCGATTTCTTCACGCTCTTTTACAAGTTTCTTGACAGATGCCATTTGATTCTGCAACTGTTGAAAAGCTCCTCTCTGACGGGAAAGTTTCATTGCTTGGTTGAGTGAGTCAATCTTAGAAGAGATGGCCTCGTGCCTTTCTCCCATGGCTTCATACTCACCGAAACTCGGCCTTAACGTGGAAACAGTTTCGGGTTCCATAACAGTATTCCTGTAATAATCCGTGGGCATGTGAGTGAACCCTTCGATTTGCAACTCTTGTTCTGAGAAAGTATCTAAGTCTAAGGGTCTTGGGTTATACATTTGCCAAGTAGGGGAGTATGTCTGTTAATTGTAACTTACCCTTTTCTTCGTATTAGCGCCTACGTTGTAAGTAGCTCTAGCGGGGGGAACCGGTGGGCACTGTAGGCGGAGCCGCAGAAGCAGGCTTCTTAGGCCCAACTTTCTTCTCACCTGCTACAGATCCCCAAGCCACCATTACCGGTTTTCCACCTTTCATAGCCCATCCGAACTTTTTACCACCGGCACTTACTGCCTTGTTATTCTCAAAAGCCGAGCCTTCTTTCTTAGCTTGATCTTTTAGGGATCTTTCCTGGTCAGTGTCGTCTCCTACTTGCTGTTCTCCGTTAGCATTAACGCGGCGGCATACCCCGAAGACCATCTTTTGATTTGGTGGACAGGGATCACCAGGGTTGAGAGATAAGGAAGGGGCAGGGTCTGCAAAGTTCCAATCTACCACAATATAATCCACTCCTTCTCGTAAGTGATCTACCGAGGGGATGTTGAAGCTTCCTAGCATGTTCAGAGTGTGGTATTAATGAAGTTTACCCTATTGCTCTCTAAACTGTCCTCAGTTACTTTAGTTAATGTTTTCCTTATGACTATTTAGTTATACTTACCATTTTTCAAGATTGGCCCAATAGCTAGCGGAAGACTTACCCTTCGCAATATTAGCCGCATGTCTTGCCTTGAAAGCCTCTCTCCTGGCTTTATAAGCCTCTGATTCTCCTTCTTTTTTCGGCGACCCTTTCACACCTTGCTGCCCGAACCGAATCATCTTTCCGCCTTTTGGGGCTCCAGGATAACACGCCTTAACTATATGTGATTTCGTAGGGTGACTTGGAGTGGCGTGAGGGTCATTGCAATCTAGTGAATTTTTGTCAACTTTCTCGACGTACTTTTCTATTGCCGCTTCCAGGAAAGAATCATAAGCAGATTGTAAAAAAGATCCCCACATTTCAATCAATCTCTGTATTGTAAAGCGTCGGCGATTGCAGTCATTCCATGCTCAGCCTCGGCCAACTTCGCAGCCATCCAAGGGTCCAAGTTTGAGTAGGGGCCGATCATTTCAAGAATGGTTTCAACGTTGTCCTGCATCGATCGAAGTTGGGTCATAGCCATGCCCCCGTTCGGCTCAAAGTCCTCGTTGTCTTGATCCTCGTTCTCGTAATCTGAATCGTAATCGTCCTCGTCGTCTTCACCCATGAAAAAAGAGTCAGGGTTCCTGCCCGGTTCTTTCTCGAATGCGGGAGCAATCCCCATGAAATTGCTCGGGTTTTCGACCCCATATTTGTAAGCTTTGTAAGCTTCCGGAGAAAAAGATCCCAAGTTACTCATTTTTCTAAATTCTTAACTAATGTGTTTTACCCTTGGCTTTCTTCCACAAGTCTGCGTCGGCTTTCCGTGCTCCTCCTACTCCCGTGATGAAACTTGACACTCTTGCCTGAGCCCATTGCTGCGGTGCAACACCAGGACGGTGTCCAGACCTCCAGGCTGCCATCCCCCTCTTAAATACCTGTCTCAGTATAGGTAAAGGAATTCCCGACTTTTTTGACTTATTCTTAAGTGCTGTGTCTGAAGGCGAAGATTCAGTAAAGTTGCGCTCAAACGCTTCCGTGGCAGGAGACTTAGGAATTTTCTTCTCTCGGTTTCGAAAACTCTTATCCGACTCCCAGTCTTTATACAATTCCTTCGCTGAGGTTTTCTTGCTGCTGGCCTTCTCCATAGTCTCTTCAGCTTCACGTTTTGCAATTCCTTGCTCTCGTTCAGTTAGACCTTTTTTGTAGGAGGCTGGAAGTGCCTTTTCAATGTAATCTAGATCGAAACCCAAACCTTCCAGGCGATTCCAGTCGTAGCTCTCACTCACCTTCTTTCTCTCTATGTTTGTAGAACTGCATCGACAATTCTTCCACTTTGTCCACCAACCTTAAGTGGTCTGACTTGAGTGTGTACTTTTCCGGTAGTTCCGCTCTCATATCATTAAGAGACCTTTCTACATTTTTGATATGGTTTAATACGTTCTCATTTTGAAGAGTATTAGCAGAAATCAAAGTATTGATTCTCTCGTCGTTTTCCTTGATGAGTTTTTCGATTTTAGTGTCGGCACCTGTTCTTAAATCGTCGACTATTTTGCTGTTTTTACCTTGGATGGCAAACGTTCCACCAATTCCTGCTATAGCAGCAGTGAGAATCCAACCGGCAATGGCTAAGGGTATCTCTATCATTCCCATTTTTTCACTCCGGTAATCCTGACTGGCCTACTTTCAGGCGGTCTTTAACCGTCTGAGGTAGGCCCGATTCCCATCCATTCTTCTTAGCAATTGCTATGATTTCGGTCATTACTTCCCGAGGGTTTGAAGCTCTACCAGCGGAAGACCACGCGGCTGAAACATCCTTTGGACTTGCGATCGGGAAAGACATACCCGGACCAGCTAATTGACCGACAATATCTCCTTTTTTCATAGACTTCCTCTTTTCTGAGGGCCATTCACGAAAGTCTGGAGAAGGTAGGCCAGACTCGCCTTTCTCCATGCGATCTTTCACAGTCTGGGGTAAACCCGATCCCCAATCGTATTTCTTTGAAATCCTTAAAATTTCAGCCATTATTTTGCGAGGGTTTGCTGCCCGTCCAACAGAGGACCACGCGGCTGAAACATCCTCTGGACTTGCGATCGGGAAAGACATACCCGGACCAGCGAATTCTCCCTTAGCCTCCCCAGTTTGAAGCTTTTTGCGCTTTTCAGTCGTCCATTCACGAAATTCTGTGTCCGCTTTCGCTTTTGCTTTGCAGGAAGAGCAAGAACACTTTCCAGGGCTTTTGCAACTTTTAGAACAACCCTCACCGAAAGGTTGTGGCATTGACATCAGCTCCGTATCGTCCGCGAAGTTGTACTCGCTTCTCTTGATTTCACGGAAAGCTTCCATTCGGGCCGTCTTACGACCGAAAATCTCTTTCATGGCAGCTTGACCGTCTGTGTGAGCATCACGATCGCGATTCACCAAGTTTTCCCTTCTTTGGCGGCTTGCCTTATTGGCGTCCAAGATAGCTTCATTGTGAAAAGACATGTTACCATCCTTATCAGTGCGCCACTTTTCCCCCGAGCGGTTCATCTCCTGGAGTTTGCCGGTAGAGATGGCGGTAGCTGCATTAAGAGAACCGCCAACTCCAGGTAAGCTTACAGTCGAAAAATCTAAATTAGCTCCGTACATAAAGACACGACGTTGATCCTAAACTTTACCCTCTTGATCTTCGTCCCCATTTTTGTTCTTAATACTTCCTCTTACCGAGTTAAGTATCTCGGAAACATTTTGACGGGAGGAAGGAACGAGAAGGGCTAGGATCGTTGTCAGAGCCAGCTTTCCGGTCTCGTTAAAGGAATTCGTGGCATTGTTGCAAATGAGAGTGACCTGAGTCGAGTCTTTATCTAAGACAGCAGAAGATTGGCAGGACCAAGTTTGGTAACCTACCGTAATAAACTGCATTAGGAAAATTCCAGCCAATGCGCGGATGAGAAAGGCTCTTTCATTGAACGCTGCCACTGTTACCTCAATCTTCTTCAAGATCGTAATTAAGTTCTTTGGACTCGGATTCAATCTCGGCGATCAAGGCGTCAATTTCTTCGTCTGTGATCTCCGGCTCGTCCGCCTCTTCATCTTCTTCTTCTTCACTTAGAAGTTCTTCAATCAACCTTTCAAGTTCTTCATCGGAAAGTTCGTCCTCGTCCTCCTTCTCTTCGTAATAGGAAAGGTCATCGTCGCCTTCGTCGGCTAGAAGCTGTTCGACAAGTTCTTCGAGTTCTTCTTCGGAGAGATCATCAAGTTCGTCGTACTCGCTTTCTTCAGCAAGTTCTTCTAAGCCAGGTACGAGAACTTGGTTCGGTTGAAAGTCCTTGTTTGTACCGTCATTCGCTTTCCACAACCCCGTGTGTTGGAGCCAAGGGGAAGTGTTTAGGATCAAGTTTGTAGGTAGGCCAGTGTACTGGTCTGTTTCTTGGTCTTCCGGCTCTAGGATTTGTGCTGCGTACGCTGCTCTGAAGGCTTCAATCGAGTCAGGGTCAAAGTCACCGTTGATTCTGTTGGACATTGTATGGTTTGTAGACTGCTAAACTTTACCCTTAGAACGGGTCAGATCGACTCATACTTACCAGAGATATCCTGAAGCATCTTCCCGTTACCTTGGAGGTCCTCGCGGTACTTTTTGATTTCCGTATGCACCTCGGCGCGAAACTTTCCTTCGTCTATGAGCTTTTTCCTGCGGTCTTCCTTTGTTTCTTCTTTCTTCGCAACTATTTCCCCGTCCTCAGAAACTTCAAACTCCTTAGAGAGCTTTCCAGGGGCAGGTTGTTGAGGGTTCACTTCTACTGTCAAGCGGTCAAGTAGATTGTCAAAGCGGTCCCGAAGCGAGCGCCGGCAAATCGCGTCGGCAGCGATGTCCATCGGGCCGCAGGGTATGCGGTATTGCCCCTCAATTTTATCCTTAGTCTTTGACATAGTTAAGCTCCAGTGCGGGGCTTTTCCGCCCATTCTTTTTCATAGTCGGCATAGTGCCGGCCCTTTTGTTTTTCCTTGAGTGGTTTTGCCGAGGTTTTATTTGACTCTCTCATACCAAGAATTAAGGTGTCTCGCATTGCTCGGAGTTGCTCACGGGGTATTGAGCAAAAGTTGCTGTCTCGGTAGGAACGAAACTTGTGTGCAACGTCGTGAGGGTCGTCGCACTGCAGGAGGACTGACCACACCCCATAGGCTTGGGGGTGGCTCAGTGTGCCGGGTGGTAGACCTTGCTCCAAGGTGAAGCGGTCGGGGCGGGGGAAGCGGGTGTCTCTCCTCATAGTTTCACTCTAGCATAACATTTAGATTGGGCACGAAGTTATTCAGCAATTCCGCCAATTTTTCACCGTATTCTGAGCTCTTTTGTGTCTGAAGTTTAAGTCTCGCGTTGTTGTCTCCTCTCACAGACTGCGCTTCACTGTCGGTTAAAATACGAGCTTTTCTTAAATCATCTAAGCCTTCCTTGAGAGCTTCTTTCTTTGTGGGGTCGATAGCAGCCAACGCTACCAAAACCGCTGTGCTCGGTTTCACATTGGTTCCAGGTAATTTTGAAACTCCGTTGTTCATAAAAGCGGGTTTGCCGCCGTTTCTGTGGTCTAAGTCTCTATCCTGGTGTTGCCAGCCTACCTCGGCCGCTCTCACTAGGTATCGAACTTTATCACCGTAAGCCTGAATCAACCCTTTCACTCCTGCAATTCTTTCTTCGGGTGTCTGAGACGATAAAGCCTTGGCTATATCTGTGGGAGCAGACCCCTTCTTACCTTTGGCCGCTTCAGCTTTGCTTGCAGCGGGGTTATATACCTCGCGCTCGTAAGCCTCTCTGCCCATTTTTTTGAACTCTTGAAGACGTTCTTTCCACTCCACGAAATTGTCGCCGGAGCCCGCTTTTTGGTTGTTCGGTTGGGATGCCGACCAAAGCAGGTTGCGAGGTTGGTCACCGCCACCACCCTTTGCGAGTGCGTGGGCAAATGCAACCATGTGCTCTGGCTCTGCATTTCGAATATCTATAGGTTTTCCTGTGTAAGGGTCTAGTCCTCCCTGTTCCATCCAGCGCTTAACCAAGAAAACCCCTCTCTCTCGTGTAGGTTTGTCTGAAAAGGTAGGATTTCCGTCATTATCGTTTCCGGCGAACATTACCGACTCTCCTGTAACAGCCCCCGCCTTGTCTATAGCGGACCGCACTTTCGAGGGAAGCATGTAGTAAGCAGTCGTCGCAACTTCATCCGAGACCTTATTCACAAGGTAGTTTGAGCTTATTAGGTCCCCCATACCCCCCCTTTGAGATGGGTCGAATTTTCCGTTTGAACCGAAGGAATTCTGATAAGCTTGTTCTAACTGTTCTAATTTCCCTGGCTTCAAGACAGCCTCTATATCTTCGAAGCTCATCACACGGGGAGCGTTCCTGTCTTGGCCGGGGGTTAAAGTGGTGCTAATGAGAAGCTTAGCTACCGAGTCTAACTCTGTCTCGGAAGTTTTGCCCGAATCCACTAGTTTCTTAAAGAGGTCAAACGCTTTTAGTTGGGAGTTTTCTGTACTTTTTATCTTTGAGACAACCTCTTCTGATTGTTCTTCTGAAATTCTATCTTCGCTCACTTGCTCAGATAGGACTTTGGACAGTCTTGTTAATGCAATTCCGAGTGGAGCAGGCAAAGTTGATATGCAATCATCATTCTTGTGAATACACGTTGCAGAACAAGGCTTGCCTGAGGAACACTTTTTAGCTTTCCCTGCAGACTGAGAAGCTTTTTCCTTCGCCTTTTGTATCTCTAGACTTGTGTGTTTTCCCCTCAGGGAAGAGCCACCTGTAGCCTGCTTTTCTCGTCTTGCTTCATCCTGGAGAGCTTCCAGGACTCCTTCCCCTACTTTTTCAAGCCTTGAGGAGAAATTTTGCCAGAGAAATTTACTGCTCACGTTCCAGCATAAGACACGATATGTAGTATTTTACCCTACAAAATAGGGGCCGAAGCCCCCTTAGTCGTTAATCGTTAAACCAGTCAATCTTCGTACCGTTCCAAAATGTGAGCAATGACGGAGTTTCGAACGATGTCTTCTTTCTGAAACTGTATTATACCCACTTGTTCTAGGCTCTTCAGTCTATGAATAGCATCAAGTAAGCCATTATCCCTCCTAAAAGCATCTAGATCAGCTTGCCTAGTATCCCCAATAAGGCAAATTTTAGAATCTTTCCCTACTCGGGAGAGAGCCGTCTTACAATGGGTAGATAGAAAGTTCTGAGCTTCATCAACAATAACGAACGAATTATTGAGCGATCTTCCGCGTATATCTTCCAGGAGGATAGGCTCTATTATTTTCTTAGAGAGCAGGTATTCAGCAGCACCTTGAGAGCGCATGATACATGGAAGATTGTCGTAGATGGGGGCCACCAGAGGGGCCATTTTTTCCGACATTTCTCCTGGTAAGGATCCCCTACCTCTTTGCAATTCCACTCCCACATCGCTGCGAACATAGTAGATCTTGTCAAAGTTTCCCTCGGAAACTCCTACGAGTCCGTAGTGCAGGGCTATAAGGGTCTTACCCGTGCCAGCATGCCCAGCGGCTATGGTAACAGTATTCTTGCTAAGAAGGTTCCAAAATTCTTCTTGTCTCCAAGTTAAGAATTTCGGTGCGGAAATGTCCATTCCCCTGTTATAGGAGCGTTCGACCATTTGGGCAGACTCAGCACGGCGCGATCTGCGCTTTTCTCTAGATTTCAGCATTTGGTAAAGAGGGTTTGTGACAACTGTGGATAACGTGTATGCTTCGTTGCTATTTGGATTACATGATCCTCACCCCCTTCGAAACTAATAGGCAGAGTCATTTGTGAAAGGGCGACTCTACAACCCTATTTTACCCTCGGTGCCGGGAAGGTAACCGGAAAAGCCATCTTTCGATGGCTTAAGAGCTAAAGAGACCACCATTCATCACGGTTTAGTAATCGCTCTATGTACTCATTCCTGGACCCCTTCAACGAACAAGTCGAACCCGTTGGCTCCGCCACACCATCGGGAGTAGGAGTCTTCAGGTATGACATACTGGGGTCTTTTTTTCGCTTGATTAAGGTACTTATCCGAGGTAAGGTCTGTAATGAGGCAACGAGTGCCGTGAAGCTCCTGCATGATAGCAGGGTTTTTATCAGTTGGTGAAATAGCCATTTTGATACTGTTGGTGAACAACAGCAACTTTTTATGCGGTTGCGAATCGCAATTTGTCGTCAGGTGACGATGGGTAGTAGTTGACTGTAGCTAACTAAGATTGCACATAGGGTGTCGGATAATGAAATCTGGAAGTTATCACAGGCATCCAACGCACTGAGAGTATCCGAATTAGAGAATTTTACTTTTCCTGATCTTAACATTTGAATGAAGGCATTTAATTTGGTTTGTTGCAACTTGCCACCTACGCAAACGTTTAACCCCAAGTCCTGTAGGTACACAACCCAAGCTGCACTTCCCGAAGCGGACTCAAGTACAATTTCTTCCGCTCCGTATGCCTTAACTGCTAGGCTTAGGATTACTCCGACAGTTTTCAAGTCCCAATTGCCTTCGTAAGTATCAAGAACATACATGTAGTCCCTTTTCTTTGTAACCCCTGCGATGCAAATACCTGTTTTATCAATGCTGTCGGCACTGAAAGCAGGATCAACAGAAATGATTACTTTATCTAATGGGGGGATTTTCGGTGTCGGTGAGCATCCCTTATAGTGCCAGGAGAACTCTTCATCGCCGATATTCCTTCTAATATGGTTTAAATTTTCGGGGGACCAGAAGGAATTGATTATACTCGGGGTTTCCCCTACATTCCTACCCAGAATATCATTTTCTGCCTCTTCTTTACTTTCGATAATTGCTGACAAATTAATGTGGACTGCTCCTTTCGGGTTTGATACGGGGTCGAAAACACCGAATTTCTCTAAGAAGTAGCCGAAAATGTCTTCATCACCCCATCTTGACCCAAGAACAACAATGGCACTGTTTTGGTGGCGCCGGGTCATAATTTCCTCTTCTATCCAGCCTTTATTTACTGTTATATTTGAGGACTTGTGATAGTCATCGATCAACCAAACCCCTGGTACCCCGTTGGGCCCACCCCAAGGTGAACGATACCCGTGCCTACGCCAGGTGATGTTAGCCGATGTTACGCTATCAGCCCGCAAATCAAGTTTTGAAAACAATTCCTCAAAAGGAAAGGCACTAACCAACTGCTTAACTCTACTTACTGCTAAGTCGGTGATACCCACATTGTAAGAAGTTACTGAATGATTTGTGGTGGGGTCTTTCCCTAAAAGCCAAGACAGAAATAGGGAGCCCAATGTAGACTTCCCTGTGCGAGGAGGCATTGATACTAAGAGGATTGGATACCTACCTTCAGCAATGTCTTCAAAGGCGGACCCCAAGACTTCATAAGTTTTCCAATTTAGCAGGGAGCCAAATTCTACTTGGGCGGAACGAGACAAATAAGTAGGAAAACTATTTTTGGCGAATTCTTTAATGGACCGCGAAACTTCTTCCTCGGTGGCCCCATTCACTTCAAGTTCAAGAAGTTCTCTTTTATACTTCCTCCAGCTTGAATGTTCCGATAGCTGGGAAGCGTGTGTTATTTTTGGGTTTTTTGGTGTCATTTTAGTTAAGTGAATTTGTTAATCCCAGAGGTTGTACCCAGACCCCCCGCGAAGGTTTCTGCTCCGGCCACCTCTGAAGAGACCTTGATTAGGAGTGTTGGCAGACTGATAGTCGGGGTCGTTTAAATTACCGCCGCCGGGCATTCTACGCCCGCCAAGGGCACTACCCTTGTCCTCAAACAGGTTTCCGTAAGATGCGCCGTCACTGAAAGCGGGCCTGCGAAGGTCGCCGCTCCACTTTCGGTTCTGGATAATCGACTCTTGAATTCCCCTGTCGATGGTGTCAAGTTTGAGAGAGTAGTAGGTTAAAGCCCACACCATCGCGTCGAGACTGTCTTCGTGCCTTACATAGGGGAAAGAGGTTAACTCTTTTACGAAGGGATCCGTCCATAGACCCCTTACTAGTTTAACGCGGCTGTTCTCAAGTAAAGGGCAGACTGCCTGAAGGCGAGTGGTTTTCGACTTTAAGGGCCGCATTTCTTCGATGGGGATTCTAGCTTCCCTCTTTAGCATCTGAATGAGAGAGTGACCGGAAGCTGCTTTTTCGATGCAAAGAACCTTCGCTTTATAGAAAGCATACTGCTGCTTTACAGATTCAATCAAGTCCGGAAAGCCCCATTTACCTTTCACGATGTCTCGAATGTAGACAATGTCCGGTGTCCGAGTACTTATCCCAGCCACACAGATTGCACTTTCGTCTGCCATCTCCCTTTCAGAAAAGGCACAGTCAACTCCGAACCATACAACATCTAGGTCTGGGCAGTCTTCCTCTTCGATAATCTCGACCCAGCTGCTTTTTACAATTTGCCCCTCGGAAGCTACAGGGACTCCCTGGTATAGTGCGGCAAACTTGAAGCTGCCCATGATCTTTTTCTGAGACTCAAGCATAGGCACAGAGAAGGCAGAATTTTCCGGCCAATGGCTCTCTCCTAGTTGTCTACCTAGAGGGTCATTCTCAGGGTCCTCACAAAGTCCTGCGATGTTGATCCATCTCCACCCGAATGGGTTCTCCTCCGGGTCATAGAGTCCATCCCCGTCAAGTAACACCCCATGAAGGTCTTTCTCATGGAAGCGAGTGGCTATAATGACTTGGGCATAGTGGTTAGTTCTTCGAGTAGACATTTGCTCTGCCCACCAACTTTCTAAGCCGTCTATGGCTGCTTTCGAATCTGAAGATTTCAGCGGATCGTCGATCAACGCCGCTCCAATACCCACTGAGTCCATATCAATGGTCCCGGAAGTGAAGCCCGTAAGAATACCTCCCACAGAAGTCGCAAGTATGTAGCCACCTCCTATTAAGTCATATTTAGAGTCTCGGTTGAATCCCGAAAACTCAGGAAAGACTTTTCTAAAAGAGGGTGTTTTCATCATGACTACTGCCTCTCTGTGGAACTTTTGAGACAACGTGGCACCGTAAGAAGCCAAGATATGCTGTGTCCTTTCGTCCTTACCTAGAAGCCACGCCAAAAACATCGTGGAAAGCATGGATTTACCCGAACGCGGAGGGCACGATATAATGAGACGTCTGTACCTTCGTTCAAAAAGATCCTCAAAAGCGCTGGCAATGATTTCGTGAAATGGGACAACTTTTAAGTCCCCATTTTTCATAATGTCACAGAAGGCCAGGAAACAATCTCTCGCTGCTTTATGCTTGAATTCCTGAATTACGGACTTAGGGGCTTCAAGAAGCTCAAGTTCTCGAATCCCTCTTTTATACTTCCTCCACCGTGACTTTTCGTCAAGCTGAGAAGCATGTGTTATAGAGGGGTGTTGAAAGGTCATTTAACTTGATACTCGTTGTTTCACTCTAGATTTTTCAGTAACTTTTCTAGTGTCGTATTGTACTCTTTAGCTAAGACCTTTTCTTGCTTACTTTCAGAATCAGTCAGACTTACAATGTCGGAAACGATCTCGCGGTGGGCTTTCACAGCTGAGTTAAAGACGGTAACAAGGTCGCGAGTGCTGCAATCCTCAAGTTGGCCTTGTAGGAGCTCAAGAGCGTCTTCGGCAACCTGCAACGCTGCTGCTGCAAGGGACTCTTTCTGTTTCAGAATTTTTTCGTTGGGGCTTGTCATAGTGTTTTTCTGCATCGTGAGCACCCTGTTTTTACAGTGGGGTAGCTCTTAAAGTTTTGTAATTGTTTCAGGATTGCTTGTGCTAGGGGCATATTATTAGACTTAACAGCAACGTCGTACTGGGCCCATAATTGCGCTGGAGTCGCCATGTTTAACAAAGGCTAGAGGGACTTGGACCGCCTTCACAGGGTTTGCAGCCGAGTTTCCAAAGAGAATTGATCGAAGCAAGCTCAAAGGAGTCTTGTATCAACCAACCTTTACCCTGTGGAGACTGTCCGACAAAGTAGAATCTACCTTTCGGAGTTTGAATGAAGGTGTCCGGTTTCACACCGATCAGCGTTCCTCCCATCAAAGTTTGTTGCTTCCCGTTTGGATCAAGAGGATCAGAGAAAAGCGTCTGATTTGCCCCTCTCACCACTGCAAATTCTCCGATTGTAATGCCCGATGTCCAGGAAGTGTCTCTCACACTGGAAGGGTCTATAGCCCCCCCAAGGGACCCAAGAACCGTGTTTCTCCAAAGATCCACAGCATAACGAGCGAGCTTCTTACCGGAGTCAGAGTAAAAGACTTCTTTAATCGGTTCTTTCGTGATAGCGTCCCAAACTGTAACAACCAGGCGACCGTCTTCTGTATAGTTGTTGTTGCTTAGCAAATAGATGGGTTGGTTAAGAGGGTCCTCAATGAAAATTTCATCAGGGGCACAAACGTAAACCCAATCTCCGGACTGAGTGAGTTCTTCACTCCAGCGGACTCCGAGGGCTTCTGTGAAGGCAGCTTCGAGTGGATTCGTGCCAGGGTACCAGGGAACATAGATACTACCCGATGCCTCATCCAGCACACCTGCCAAAGGCAGCGTTGTTGCAACGTTGTGGCTGGGGAAAATTTGGCGGCAATCCCCTCGTTGAACGCAAGGGTCTAGAGCGATATAGGGTAATGTTTCCTCGATCGTGACGACCCAGTTTTGGGTGTAGGTGTACTGAGACTCTTCGCTTAAGCCCGTGAATTGTGACGAGGAGCAGCTGAAGGGCTCTAAAACCTGAACGTATGCCCCCGACGGTGCACTCCCAGATAGAGTAATTTTCGCGCCCATGAGAAGCTGGGTCGCAAAGTCATGGCCTGAACTTGTCAAGTAGTTTTGACAAGAGAAATTGAGTTCGAAGTTTAGTACGTCTTCATAGATAAAAGGTACTCTGTTTTTCACATTGCTTGTAGAATTCACGTAACGAACAACGATATTATTCGTCTGAGTAACTACCCCTTCATTTTCAACTGCGTCTGCCAAACGTAAAACATTTACGCCCAAAGGAATTAGAGGGGAAGATATTAAAGAGTCGCAGAGGAATTGCTCGATGCGCGTCAAGGAATTCAGATCCATTTAATTTAAGGGAAAGTTTGGTCGGAGCCGTTAATGAAGTAGTCACCCGCATCGCTAGGTACTGTGATTTGGGGGGTTCCACCTAAGTCTTCGTAGTTTCGGGGAGAAATCCAATTTTCTTGGTTGTTATTCTGACCCGTAGCCCCAAAGCCGAGTCTATAGTCGGGGCTCTGATCACCGGCTGGGTCATTATTCCACCCGGAAAAACCTTTACCAGACACACCATTATATCTTTGAGGAATACGCCAGGATCGCATAATTCCTTCTTTAGTATCGATTGCCGAATCACCATGTCCCGCCCGAATCGCGGTCATTTCCCGCTCAGCATCAAGCTGCTTTAGTGATTCTACATAGTCTTTATAAACATCCTCTCTTCTTCGAACATTGTCAAGGTAGTACCTTGCTATAATTAAAGCTGTTCGGCGACGGTTGCTCGTGATTAGAACCCTTCCCGCTTTACCAGATTGTTCTATGTACGAGTCAATTAGAGCATTTGCATCCTCTAGTGCCATTCTCATTTTGGCAACATTCACCGAGTTCGCGCTCGCATCGTCAATATTTGTAAGTTGTATGGCTTCTTTGAGGCCGTAGGCAACTATGAAGTCGTCGGGAGAGGCACTCCGTGGGTCGGATTTATTCTCAGTTAAAACTCCAGAGCGGTTTTGGTAAGGGAAGCCGTACCCGCCAATCGTTTGCCCAAGGTTCGACCCTTTGCGGGATCCGTCTGTTTGTTCATCAGGGGTTAGAGAATTTCTAACTGCTACCCGATAAAAGGCTCTAACGGCGTTTCTCTTTTTTACAATGTCGTTAGCAGACGGTGGTACGGGTCCCCTCATGCAAGTGTTTAGATCTAAAGGTGGCTCATAGGAGACGAACACTTCGTCCCAAGGTGACAAGCTGCTGTCTAACCCTAAAGACACCATCGTGTCTGAGGAATACACAATCGTTACAACACCAAACTGGCCGTAATTTACAGTGAAACTGCTCACCGGGACACTGATTCTGGTGTCAATGGGGCTGTCAAAGTACAGAACGACTGTCTTCGGCGTTGACAAGATGGCTTCTTTTATCTTGGGGATGGCCATTAGAATTAGTGCAAGAGGTAATCGTTAGGGTCGTTTGTCAATGGGAACAAGGTTTCCGACACCCAGAACGGGTAGGTATCTTTTTGAACTCTTACTGAGTACCCTGAAGCTGAAGAATAGAGGCAATTAAGTAAAAACTGAAGGGCCAATCTAAGGGGCCATTCGTCTCTCCAGTTTACTTCCCAATTATCTATCGTTATTAATTTACCCGTTATCGTGTAGTCAATGCGAGACACTATATCCCCACCCTTGAACTCGGGAGTAGGGTAGTCGAACGTTTGTGGAACAACCTCATAGGGCTCCCCATCGTATTTACCCAGGATGTAGCGAAGTTGAGACTGGCCATCCTGAAAGTAGAAAAAGTCTTGGAAAACAAATTCTCGCTGACGGTGGACTGAGGGACGACGAACTGCCATTAGATTTGCACCAAAACGCGAAAAGTTCCGTTCCTTCCAACAATGACTCCTTCTCTGTATTCCTTTCCGTCGACTATCAACCTGTCTGTGTTGGTTATGGCTTTGACTCTTACATCTTCGTCACAAGTAACGGTCTTTAGAAAGGTTGTAGGAACTGCAACAACAAAGCCGCTTCGCGTCAACGAACTCTCTCCTATAGAAAAAGATACGTTAGCTTTTACAGAATTTGCCGCGTAGATTGAGTCATAAACAGATAAACTTTCTACAACTCCTAAAGATTGATAGAATACGGGAGCCAAGGGGTTTGTGGCACTTTGACCGAAACCCGGTGAATTTATGAAACCAGGATCGTAATCTTCTGTGAAAGTCATTTGAATGGGTTGGGTAAGGAAGGTAGTTTTGAGAAGACAGTTTTTATTGTTGCAGCGGGGTTCTCAAGAGTTGAAAGAACGAACTTTGTTGCACCGGGGGCGTAAGAAGAGAGAGAATTTACCGCCGCGCGGATAACAAAAGAAGTGGGGTTTGCAATGATCTTTCTCAAGTCCTCTGATATCTTCAGAACTTTTTGAGCCTCCTTCACCGCAACCTTAACGAAGGTTGACCCTGGAACACTTTCCACTGCTGCTGATATTTCCGGAGCGTAGGTAGTTGTAAAGGACCCTGTTATGTTGTCTATGAACCCCGAATTCCTAGCAAACGTTAGAGCAGTGTCTTGACTGAATAGCGGACCTTCAACAAAATCAAGAGCCTTGGATTCGCTACCTGGGGCAGGCGCCCAGCGGCAATCCGCACCCCAAGGATTACCCGCCGGAGCGGTTGAATACCCTGTCCTACCTTCTTTTTTCATTTCTTGGTGACTAGTTACGAAAACGTGATCGTAAGTCGCTGCCATTTGCCCTGGACTTGCACGATTTCCCGAAGAATCCACTTGGGATGTTACATCGTTGCCGCCCGCATGTCCATGTGCCAGGTCCGCGTGGCGAACCCAAATGTAATTGCCGTTCCTCTTAAGGCAAACGCAAACCCAATCTGAGTTCATTGGGCCACCTTCTTCTATAACAGAACATCCATGGTTTTCTTTACACGCAAGGGGTAATGACCCTGCTTCATACACGGATAAGCGTGTCATTGTGCTGTTACTAGGAATTTCGTAGTTTCTTTGCGAACTTTCCGTTAAATTTTGAGGGTCGTAAAGAACGTCTTGGAGTACAGCGTAATGATATTCACCGTTACTCAAGGCTATATTAACTCTTTTCCCTTCGAGAGATTTCGGCTGCTTTCCCTTAAATGCAGGTGATACGTCCAACCAATGGGAAAAATTGTTCGATTCTCCTGGCCGAGGCAGAGAAAATTCGCCAGCACCCTCCACGGGAGGGAGGTCCTTCGGGTTCATTGCGTCAAATAAAACCTTGACTCTTCCCAAATCCTCTGGATCATCGATACTGACGATCGTGCCTCGAACGGTACCTCGTGGGGAGCCCGCATATCTTGCATTCGCTTCGTGAGCCTTCATCATCTCCGCCTGTTGACGGATCCAAGGTTGGTTTCTAAGGCTTTGTCCCATGGTTCATCTAAACTTAGAGGAAAATTTCGGAGTGTTTCTAGAAGGTTTACGTTTGGCTGGAGCGGGAGGTCTAGGCCTGGTTTCAACCGGCTTTTGTTCAATAACCTCTGCCTCTTCTACCAGAGTATCTACAAGGACCTCCGAGTGATCTTCTACAGAGGGGCATGTAGTATTTAACTCAACAGTCTCATCCGTTGAACTTTGCTCCAGACCCTCAAGGTCGGAAATCTCCCTTTTCTTTCTTGTTGTCATTTTAATTTCTTAGCTAACAAGTTTTACCCGCCTATGCGAAGTCGAAACATCCTTCTTCTGCGGCTGAAAGGTCGGCGGCGAAAAACGAGTACCCCACCTTGAAATGATTTGAGTCTACTGTAGATGACGCTTTTCCGTCCCTGCAGAGTGGTGCGCACTTGTAAATACTTGCATCCCACACAGGGGGTGGCAAAGGTTCTAAGGAACCATCTCCTAGGTCGTTAACGAGAAAACCACTCAAGCTTGAGCAAGAATTAGAGCGAAGATAAATCCCCTCCCAGTCTCCGTATCTGGCCCCTGTTGATGAGGTATTCGCTTGACGGTTACGTAAAGGGTTATAATTCACTAGCTCTGCTTCGTCAAAGTCATCGTAAGGTCTATCGAAACCAGGGACTATGTCTGAATTATTATAATCTCCAGAATTTCCAAAGTCGTACATGACGTCGGAGTACAAGTAAGGCTCAGAATACAAGTAGGAAGGCGAGTCTGCCCTCCCCTCGTAAAGGACAACTTGTTCGTAGATCCTAGGTTCTGCCCGTTCAGAGGGACAAGCCATTTTCTCGGGACTTATAGAAGAACCCCAGTAACCGAAGTCCTGGCATATAAGGTTAACTTTTTGCCATTCTTTTCCATTTCTCCCATAAGCGGGAGGAAGACGCACGAAGTATCTCTCCCAGTTTATGTCCCCAGGACCTTGGTTCACATCCGCTCTCAACGGGTTGGGGTTCCTTAGGAGTTCAAGCTCACTGATTGTATCTACAGCCTGAAGAGGTTCGCTTTTCCAGAGTCTAAGTAAAGTTTCACTGTCTACGACATTCGGCGACATATAGTAGGTTAAACCGCTGAACACCAGGTTAGAGATATCGAACTTAAACGCAGAAGTTAGTGAGTCCGATACGGTTATTTTCGGTGGATCCACGCAGCCGTCGTAGTTCAAGGGCATATACAGGAAATTGAAAGTCCCTGTACCAGGGTCTACTTCAAAACTAAACTGAAAATTCGGTAGTCTAAGGGATTCCCCTTCTAAAAGAAGTTCACCGTTACAGTAAACCAGTATTGCTCCAAAGTCCACGACCTCTGGAACCGACGAAGAAGAGGTCTCATCATTCACCCCGACCCAGTCCCCTGCTAATGTCCATTCGCTTGTTAATAGGTCTTGTTCCCAGCGGTTGTAGTAAAAAACTCGTGCAAGTCTTGTTTTTGGATCCGGGTTTGAAAAGTCCCAGTTCATCTCCCCGTCGACCGGTCTTTCGTAGTCTTGAGAACTTTCGAATAGTCTCGTATTTCCGATATATTTGAGGTCTGAAGGGGGAGATATGTACCAAGATCCCTCGGAAGTACCCTTCATAAGGAGAAGAGGGTAGGACTCAGACACAGCAAGGCTTAGGTTGGAAACAGAATAATTAACACCTATGGGGGATAGACCCGTGGAATCTAAGAGTTTCACAGGCGTTCTAGAAGGCAAGAGCTCAGCGTTCACTGAAAAGTCACTTTCTAAGTTGAATGTTATGAAATAAGGTGTCCAATATTCGGAACCCTCTTTTCTGAACATCTCTATCTGTCCTGGACCAAGTAAAGTCTGCGTTAAACCCTCAATTCCCAAGGAAGGGTCCAAACCTGACAAGTCTAAAATTGTAACAAGACACCCTTCTGGTATATCTCCGGTATAGGTTAAAAAGCTTGAAACATCCAGAAAAACGAAGTCAGGAAAGGGTCCAAATTCAGGGAACTCTGGGTAGTTCACTTCAGCCCACGGACCGCAATTTAATGGATCCCCTAGAAAGACCGAAAAACTTCCGGATTGGCTGTTCCACCATACTTTGCCGTACCCTAAATCTGGCTCTCCGGGTGATACTGGAACCGTCTGATAGTATACGAAGTTAAGGAGCTCATCAAACTTTATTGATCTTTCAACGTTGCCCAACCAAAGAGAAACTCTTTCGTTGAATCCGTGTATGCTAAGAGCGTCGAAGACGAAGTGAAAAGGCAACTTACCACCCTTGTTCGACCAAACCCCTCGGAAGTTATTTATTTTATCATAATTTCCCCAATCTGAGGGGTTCGTCCAAGGAGACACCCTAACCAATAAAGTTGAACCTTCATAGGAAAGAGCACCCTCCAAACCTAACTCATCTGTTGTCAAGTTAAGGGGGATGTCAAGGTACCATAGTTCTCTGGAAAAGTCGTATGCAGGCGAAAGCGATACCGTATCACTGCTGAAAGTTACAGGCAGGTTAAAGTAGTATCTACCTCCGGCAACGAAAGTGTTAAACTTGTAAGGTAGTGTTCTTTCGGTGTTATAGTCGGGGAACAGAACGAGATTGGAGCCTTGACTATCGCAAATAAAAGAGGCGTTAGCGGATACTCCTGGATCTGGACGGTAGAACGGGCTTGGAAGAGACTTTGGGGAGATCACTCTAAGCTGTTCATTTCCTGAAAGATCGGTGTAAAATTGCTCAGATAAAGTTCCGAAGTCTAAGCTGTAATTTCCCCCAGCTTGGCTCATTCCCAACAGGATGTATGAGTAATCTCCTAAGTAGAAAGTTTGACCAACCTGAATTCTCGTGTCTGCTTTCACAATTACTTTGTTTTCCCAGTTTCGGACCTCAACTATCTCAGGGTACAGATACCCGTCATACACACCAAAAGTGCCGGTTTGTAGACTTCTCTTCTGAGAAACAGACGAAACAAGATTGTTCCAGTAGTTAGGACCGCTCCACCCGAGCAATTGTGCCAGCCAATCAAGTTGCTCATTTACTCTACTCTCTGTTAGGGCTACTGAGTTTAATTGGTCGGCGGTCAGGAAAATTTTTGTGTTTCCGTAATTTTCAAACTCTTTTACGTTGAATGAGGGCTTAATCTCTGTCATTTCATTTCTCCACTGTAATCAACTTCTCTTCCAAAGAGAGGTATTCTTGTATCATGCACTCGGTGGGTCTCATCCAAAGGGTAGGATACTCTTTAACTTGTGAAAATAAGTTGATCAAATTTTCGTCAAATTCTTTAGTCAACCAGTCTGCTATAGGTTGATAGTCTGTGTGAACTATTTCTCTAAGGTCAGTTATCTTCTCAACTTCATATGCTCCATTTATGTCCACGTAAGCGAGATTACATAACGTGGTCGGAACTTCAATTCCTATGGCATTCTTCACAGTCTTAGGGATGCTATTTTCGGGGTAGGCGATTAAGCGGAAAAAACTTGTCGCCGTTGCAGGTTTCCTTAGCAGAGAGAGGACGCCGCTTACAAGTACTCTATTTATTGTAACTTTGATGTCGGACCACACGACTTTCCAACCATAGCGGTATGAAGGCTGGGGGAAAGAAAACTTAAAGTATTGCCCGTCGGTGTCAGACTCAACATTCGTAGTTCCTTGTAGAATCCATTCGGGGCTAGAACAGTAAGTCTCCCCTTCCACGGGATTTGGACAAGTCATATAGTACAGGGAAGCTGTCCCTGTTACAGAAGAATTCGCAGGGCATCTTAAGGTGAGGTCGGAATAAGCGGCAGGGTAAGGACTCTGCCAAGAGAGAAAAGCTTCACTGGAGTGAGAAGGGAAGAGACCGTCGTAATTTCTCCAAGTTTGAGACTCAAGATCCGTGAATGCGAAGACAGGGGTGTACCTCCAACCTTCTACCACATCTGTACTGCTATCCACACTCAATTCATATCCCGAAAGGGAAAAGTTTTCAACTGAGTATTCAGAGACGAAGGGAGAATCGTCATAGTAAAGTTGATAAGCCAAAAGGTACTTCGTACTTACCATTTCCATCTCCTCTAAAGAGATGATAACTGGGTCTGCTGTTAAATTTCCGTACTTCCAGACAATTTCACCGGACTGAATGGTTAGGAATTTATTATCACCTGAAGATTGAACCTGGAGGGAGCCTTTTCCTAAGGTGCTGCTTCCCACGGGAACGTAAGCGTAAGCGAAGTCACCGTCAAGACCAAAGTCTAATTTATAAACTTGTGAGGCAGACGGCAACTGTCCATAAATAGGTCTGCCACCTGGAACCCACTCAGTGGGCCGGGGGTTTAATCTTAGGGTGTCAACATACTGTTGTGAGAGGTTTACACCCTGTTGAAAAGTAGAAGAGGTCTCAATTCGGTTCCTTCCGCCGTTTAAGGCGACTAAGTTTTGACTCATAGGGCCAACGTTCCTTCACCGTAGTTGGGTGGTCTGTATTCAAAAGTGGTTCCCGTATACCAAGAAAGATCGGGTACTTCGCTTAAGGTTGAGGCATTCTCCCAGACGTAGACTAAGTTCGGTGAGGAACTGAAGTTCCTGCCAGTGTTTCTGGGTATGATGGTTATCTGACAAGATCCTAGTTTAATTGAAGAAGTCTCCAATCCGTACTGGGAAAGAACAGGTTCTTCGCACCGGTAGGAGACTACAAAACGTAGTAAATTGCCCGCGAATTCTTCGTACCTAGACGTGTTGTTTGTCACCATTCCAGTCCAGTTTGTCACCGTTGTAGAAGGTGTGAAAGCTTTCATGACTCTGTAGTAATTTCTTCCGTCCTCGCTTAAAATTGTGTCTTCAGTGGTGTTAAGGTAAACGGGATTAAAAAACGGGATATAGCCATTAGCTAAAGGTAGAGCTTGCCCTAAAGATTCGGACTCAACGAAAATTCCATTGTTCAAATAAATGTTAAAGTCAAATAAGGGTGTAACTGCAGAAGTTGCAGTGTAAGACTGTACATTTGAGCCTTCCCGGAAAAAAGTGCGGTCCCCAAGGAAAAAAGTGAACATCCGATCGAAATTTTTCAGAGAAGAGCTCGCCAAATCGGAGTTCAGTTGCGCTTGAAGAGCAGGGGTTGGCGCTAAATTGTAGACTGAGCCATTCCCTAGTAAGTCCTGTATGTTCGTACTATCTGGAGTAAAACACGAGGAAGAGATGTAGTAAGTGGGTTGAGAGGATACTGATTCTTTGTATAGCAAGTACTGACCCGCCGTGAATCGGGCTTTATATTTGTAGATGGGTAAACCTCCATCTCCTTGAAACATCGAAACTTCGGACAACACACCCTGATTAACTAAGAGGTTGAAGTACTCGCTAACGGTTAATTTGTTAGGGTTATATGTGAAATTAGCCTCAACGTAAGCGTATTTTACTATAGCGCCTTTGGTCAGGTCCACATAGTTGTAGTACGGATCGGCAACTTGTGAGGGACCGCTGCCTACCTGGGGGGTGCAAACCCATGTGCCAGAAGTATAGGACGAATTAGGCTCTAGTTGTTGGGGGGTAATAGAGGGTCCAATTAAAAACTCGGTTTGGGCCCCAGTTATATCATTCGTTGAAGGGTTAAGAGTGAAATTCTTGGAAACCAACCAGGCGAATCCCCCTGGGCGACTACCCAAAGGGACAGAAGAAGGAGTCTGAGGAACGAATTCTCCAGGAGAATAGTTGTACTCCACCACCTCAGGATCTATGGTCCCTCCCGAGGAATAAATGTAAGTGTTACCCACAACCCAGGGTGAAAGAGTTTTCACTCCAGAAACTTTTCCGTTTACTATGAGAGACAAGACGTCAGAAGAAGAGGCAATGTTAAGGTTTTCTAAGACAACATGGAGTCCTTGCTCAGCAGGGTCCCCAGAGCCGTCGTAATACACGATGTCTCCAAGGAGGTAAGATCCCGACGTCAAGGGTTTTATCTGCTTTAAGGAAAGATTACCATAAACAGTCTGATCGTATTTATTGGAAGAATAAGGTGTGAAATCAGCCTCTACTGGGTAAAAAGTTGGGTTGGGGGTGTTTACAACAATAAGGTCGTTCTGCTTTAAGATACTACTTGATGGTGTGAAATCGTAAACGTTCGTGTAAACCGCTGCTTCCTTACTCAGGGAGTTCGGAGTATTGTATGCCAAAGACGCGATTATTGACGGATCTCTAAATCGATTACTCGTGTCAAAAGTAGAATAAAAAGCGGCGTCAATGTCACTTACTGTAGGTGTAACGTCGGCTGGAAAAGTTTGCCCCGGAGCCAATACTGAGAAGAGTCTGTCGCGAAAATTCAGGGAACTGTCTTTGAAATTTGAACCGAACGACCCGTTTGAGTTAATTTCGACAGTCAAATTGTATTGAACTTGACTCAGAGTAATAGGGAATAAATGACCTTGGTTTTCAACAGGTACGGAAAAGTTCACCGCATTTTGACCCAAGGACAATTGTTGCGTGGTTAGTTCTTGACCGTTGGGTCCCAACACAAAGAAAGAGACTTGCCCATTAGGGAGAGTGTAATCTTGGGTGTAGTTGTATCCGTAAAAACTCGAACGATTCGGTTGAACCGAAGTTAAAGTTCCGATCCCGTACAAATCAATGAAAAAGTCTTGCCAATCGGACTCACTGACAGGGTTTCTTCTACGGATAAGGGTGAAAAATCTTTCCTGAACTTCTTGGAAAGTTTCTACGTCGCTACCCCCGACAGACGGCTGAGGGTTGGTTGCCGAAAGATTTAGAGTACCTGTATTGGCAATCCCGGTGATTGAATTTGCGGGAACATTATAGGTGCTTCCAACAAACTTAGAATACACAGGCACCCGTCCCGTTGTTCCCCCTGAAGGTATGACTAGGTCTAAGTTCGATATAAATTCGTAACTCTCTCCGGAAGTGAGTTGGGGGTTGGTGGAAAAAATAGTTCCTGAGGGAATTACTGTAGAACTTCCTGTGGGAGGAATTGTTACAACTAGCTCTGTTGCGGAAGTTGTTCCCAATCTTCTCATGGCTCCTAAAAAGGGGCCGATCCACTCAATCAGTATCTTGTCAGGCAGCTGATTCGCCCAGTACAAGAATTCCCCCTGTGCAAAAGCCTGCCCCTCCAGAAGAACTGCTAAGGGGTTACCAGCACTGAAATCATTTAGAGTTTTATTCGAAGCTTCGTAGACAGTCTGAGCAGCCGCTTGAACCAAATCGGCTTCATTACGAGGGTCTAGGGAAACAGACGGCAATGGTGAATAACGTGGCATTTGGATCTCCGATTAGTACACACCATTGTCTACTGAGCCAGTGCTGGAATTTTCAACAAGAATTTTTTTCGTAATTAGATCTGAATCGGACAACGCTGCGAATTTTTGTGTTACCGATGCCGGGTTTATCCCGTTGGCATTTTCATACTTTAAGTTTGTAAGGAAACTTCGAGGAGCGCTATTGTAATTTTGAGTGAGAGTGGGGTTTTCTGTTGGGTTGAACCCGAAAGTCCAAGAGCCCGTTACAACTTTCCCACCTGAGATGGGTTGCCCTGTTAAAAATTCACCAGAGCTTGACAAACCGGGTTGAGCCGTGTTTAAGGTGAGGTACCGACTATCGAGTCCGTCGGGTCCTACGGTTACAAGAGAACTAAGACCAAGAGGGTTGTAATGCCAGTCAAGATCTTGTCCGTCGAAGACTACATTTCTAGCACCATTTAACCATTCACTTGTTACTATGACGCCACTTGAAAACAGGGTTTTGGCCATCTATGCAAAAGATCTATACTTACAAAGGTTTTACCCTCTTATAGAAACAAAAAAAGCCCCGGTTAGGGGGCTTTAAACTTGTGACTCAGGTTCTATCCCAAGTGTTCACGGTCAATTGAACCTCAATCTCTTGAACATTGCCGCTTTCACGGTCAACGTCAGCAGTATTGATAGACATGAATTGACATCCGTAACAGGTGTATTGGCCGCCAGCCGTAGCTGAGCCGTATCCAACACAGTCCTTCGGAGTGATAGTAACTGTGATTTCTCTGCAATTGTACTGCAACCAGTAAATTTCTAACTGCTTAAAGATCATGGGATCGTATGGAGCGGTTAGAGTGATGTTGTCTACCTTTTTGGGGCCTACAACGTGGTAGATACGGTTACCGGTACCATTGGCATAATCACTACTATCGGAGGAATCTTTGATTCCGCTGAATTTTGTAAACGTGGCGATTAGGGCGGGGCCATCAGGAGCTACGAAGGAGACTTCGTACTGGGCCTTTGTAATCGGTCTGAGAATTGCCATTAGGTCACCTCTTTATTCCTTCCCGATCAGGACAGGATGTCGGTGATCATAGCGCCAGAACCGATAAGTCCAGTTGCACCGAGGCCAACCAGGTTAACCACACGTTCGATTGTGATTTCAGCACGCACGACACGTTTTTCGCGAATGTAGTACTCGGGACGGACGGCTGGGGTACCTGTCAACTGATAAGTATAACTGAAGGCCGGAGTCGCAGCATTAGCACCACCCGAAGGCATGATCGAATCAGAAGGACCGTTGGGGCTGTAGAACAGAAGGATACCGTTGGCTGGGAATACCGGCTGTAGGGCTCCGTTTGAGGCCAAATAACGACCTTCGGCTACGCGCAGGCCACGCTCAAGACCGAAGTAGCGAGCGATGACGTCGGTGTCGATGCTGTCGGCGGAGGTATACTTGATACGATCAAGGATGGCCGCGTTGGTCAGCAATAGGTCGAAAACAGCGGTTCCAAGAACAGCGGAGTTCGGACGGATGCCGATCTGGTTGGCAACAGCACGCTTCATAGTCAGGATGTCCTCAATGGGGTTAGAGGTTGCACCAGACCATGCGGCAGGGCCAGTGGTTGTGCCATAAGCGGTGTTGAAGGTAGTCCAGGTTGTAAAACCAAGACCAGTTTGTGAGCCAGGAGTCCCATTGTAGGGCTCGTATGGGTTGTAGGAACCAGTAACGGTAACAGCCTGAGAAACTGTGTACTCATATGAGTTCATCAGTCTGGACATTGCGTTACGGGTTTCGATAGCGCGGAGATCCACTTGCGCGGGACCCTCCCCAGCGTTTTCGATCACTTCTTCCGGCAATTCCCAAGCCACAACTTCTTGTTCAAGGGCGTAGGGCTCAGAGTCGTAACGGCTTTGGACGGAGGGAATGCTAGTCCCGTAAGCACGACGGAAGTCGTTAATAGCAACATTATGTTATCGTAGAGACTCTTTATTCCCTACCTCTGCATGTTTCCATGCAGTTCAGACTATATCATCGTTTTGTAAACAAAACGTCGGGCGCTCGTGGATTGTTCACCTGTTCTAGGCTACTTAATCTAGTCGTTGAACCTTGCTTTTATCCCTAAAAGCCTTGGCTGCTGATTTCCCTCGTCTTTACGTTAGGGGTTCCCAGCAATTCACCCAATTTTACAACAGCAAGCTATTTACTGTTCCTTACCAAATCTGAGAATTCTCCCAGCTCTGGTAGGGGTGTCCACAACAGGTGCGATAAACACTTGTTACCGTGAGAGAGTTTATCACTCACTTCTTACAGTTTCCTGTAAGTTCAGACTATATCATCATCTTCACCGAAGCAAAGAGTCGGGCGCTCTTGGGACTTTCTTCTGTTCTAGATTACTTGTCCTAGTCGTTGAACGTTCTCTCAATCCCTTGAGAGCTTCGCTG